AGGTTTGCTCTAGCATCACCTGTCTGATCTTCCCAGGGCGCGTTCTGCTTGGCCGAGCTTTCGACTCGAACTGCAGCGTCGGCGAAGGCTTCGCGGGCAACATCGTCCCACTCAGGGCCATTGAACCAGGCGATAATGCCGTCGTCAATGATGATCCCTCCGCCCTCGCCTCCCTTAGCCATTGCGGTTGCGCTCCCCGAGGATGTCGATCGAGCAGAGGGTGGATTCACGGCGGTTGTCGTACTTGCCCGTGACCTTGTAGTGGTTGCCCATCCAGAGGAAGGTGTCCTCGTCCTGGATGTCGAGAGTGTGCATGCCGACCAGCAGGTAGTCGGTGTGTGGGATGTCGCCCGCTTCGGAGTTGACTATCCCGTTGTTGAAGCGTCGTTTGTTCAGGACGATTCGCGCGGTCTGAGGAGGCAGAGGCATCGATGCCCCCGGGATCACCCCGCCGGCAGCAGTCTGAGTACTGGGGCCCTTGCGGGAGATGATGATCTCAACCGGGTCGGACATGATGAACTCACGAACGTTGCGTCGTCGCATGACGAGCTCGGTGTGGTTCATGAGCGTGTGATCTTTCCCACTCGTGCGCGGCCTGTGGTGGGGCCTGCGGCAAGCTTGGTGTACATCTTGATCATCGACTCAGCGTGCTCCATGAGGTCGCTGAAGTTGCGCGAGGCGGCGCCATCCACCACATTGACGAGGCCGGCCCAGTGAGCCATCTTGTACTTCCAGCCACTGAGCGCGGCCCCGTCGATGTTGTTGGGGTTGTCGTCGAGCCAAGCCTGAAGCTGCTCTTCGCTGACCATGGTGTCGCTCGCGTTGCCCCCCTCGGGGATCGACTCACCGAGCAGTCCCCTCAGGTTGCGGACGGTTGCGGTCTCCTGGTCAGCCATGAGTTACTCCTGCTCGGACTTGGCGGCGGCCTTGTCGGCCTCGATGAGCTTGGCGCGGACCTCGCCGACCTTCTTGAGACCGGAGATGTCGACCTCGCGGGTCTTCGCCTCGGCCTTGAGCTGACGGCCGTCGAGCTCCTCGTAGGTGCGGAAGCCGTCGCCGTCGGTGGGGGGCGTGTCGTCGTCGTCGTTGTCGGGCAGCGAGTCGTCGTCCTGAGCCGCGGCGCGCTTGAGCTGATCCTGGGCGGCGAGGGGCTGCGAGTCAGCGAACCCCACACCAGCCGCGAGGAGCGTCTGCTGGGCCTTGAAGACCGGGTCGTTCGAGATCTTCTCGCCGAGCGAGTTCTCGAAGTAGACCGGCTGGTAACTCTTGGTCATGGTATTGCCTTCCTGGTGGAAGTGGATGTGGGTAAGGGGGGCAGCCCTAATAACTGACTGCCCCCCTCAGGAGGATGTTACGCGGCGGCCGGGTCGTAGAGGGCGGGGATCGAGTAGACCCCAGCCTCCTTGACCTGCATCAGCACGATGGAGCCGCGGTGACGGACTCCGGTACCCATGCCCCGTCGGTAGAACGAATCCACCAGCGGGTAGTCCGATCGCTGGCCCGGGATCACCTTGAGCCCGCGGTAGGCGGGGTTGGAGTGCTCGCGGAAGGCGATGGGGTTGGCCAGGTTGTCGGCGCCACCTGTGGTGATGGCGGCCATGTAGCCGGCGGGGACGTAGTCCTCGACCACCACATGGAACGGACCGTAGGTGCCGATCTCGCCGGGCACCACTCCCGTCGGGCCACCGACGTAGCGACCGTCAGTCGGGACCCAGACGGCCCCGTTGTAGAGCGACTGGTTCGGGACGAAGTCGTACTTGTCACCGAGCGTCACCCGGAAGCGACCGATGATGTCCGCCTCCTGCTTGTTGACCCAGAGGATCATCTTGTAGCCGTTGGGCAGGGTGTAGCCGTGGTGAGCCAGGTCGTCGGCCATGCGGTCGACGGCGGCCGAGGTCACCGAAGCGGAACCGGTCGTCAGGTAGTGGTTGTGCTGACCGTCGAACTTGTTCTGCTTGTAGGCGGGCGGCACCTCCCCGTCACCGTTGTAGGCGGCGAAGACCGTGACGGCCTCGTTCAGGTCGGTGAAGCCGGCGCCGTTCAGCGGGTTGAACAGGCGCGTCATGACCCGGCGGAACTGGAGCTTGATGTCCGCCTCGAGCGCCAGGTTGTGGTTCATCTGGAGCTGCTGCTGGCCCATGTCGGCCAGGGCCATCCAGGTGTACCGGATGCCCAGGTCCCAGAACTTGAAGTCCGCACCTCGGAAGAAGCGCTTCGCGGTACCGCGGATGCCCTCGGGCTGGCCGTACTCGCTCGCCTCCTCGAACTCGACCTCGGAGGGCACGGTGACCTCTTCGGTGGTCTCGTTCGTGCGCACGGTCAGGAAGTCGATGATGCCCTTCCGCGACTCGTTGCGCAGGCGGATGGTCTCCTGCACCTCGCGCCAGAAGGCGTTGAGGTCGGCCCCGTCGGCGGCGCGGATGACTCCGGCCTCCTCGTTGAAGCCCTTCTCCTGACCGAAGACGGTCAGCGACTCCGGGGACTCGTCGAGCAGCCAGTGGATCAGCTGATCCGCGGTCGTGTTGATGGTCTGCGTCATTTGCCTAGCCTTCCTAGGTCAGACTGCCGGAGCAGCGGTGGGGGCGTAGCCGAAGCGGACGATGAGGCTGCCCGCCTTGACCGTGTGGCCGATCTGGATGGAGCCCTGAGCGGCGGTGGTGCTGATCGTGCCGTCGGCCGCAGCGTAGACCCGACGACCCGCGGGGAAGTCCTCGGGGTCCAGGTCGACGATGTGACCCGCCGTCATGATGTCCACGACGTCGAGGGCACTGGCACCGATGGGAGCCGCGGGGTTCGGAACGCCGGCATCGAGGCTGGTGTCCCAGCGACCGATCGGACCGCGAGCCACGTTCTTGACGAGGACACCGACGAGACCGGACTGCGCACCGGTACCGGGGACGACCCGACCCGAGGCGTTGAGGGAGACGGCGCCGAAGAAGCCGCCGGCGATGAGAGGGAGCGGACCCTGGAGGAGCGCTCGGAACCCACCGGCGATCGGGTCGTACTTGTCGTACTTGGGCATGAGATGCCTAACCTTTCATGGTGTGGAGGATGGATGGTGGGTTACAGCGAAGGGTAGCGCTCAGCGTAGACCTGCTTGGAGTCGCCCTTACGACCCTTGCCGCCCCCGAACGAGGAGCCGGTGGCGTCCCCGTCATCGGTGGTCGACTTCAGGAAGTGAGGCTTCTTCGTCGCGAGCTTCTTGACGGCGGCTTCGACCGACTTCTGATCGATGGTCACGTTGGAGGGGTCGTCCTCGTCCTGCTCGTAGCTCAGGGCGGATCGGTCCACACCATCGATGGCATCGGTCGGGTCGACGAACTCGGCGGCAGCGGATCGGATGGCAGCGTCGAGGTTCGATCGGAGGAAGCCGGACGCCAGCTTGGTGGCGCGCTCTTCAGCGCGCTGCAGCTTGGTGGTCGCCTGCTCGAGTTCGCCCTTTTCAGCGAGCTCCTTGGCTTCCTTGTCCTTGTTGATCTTCTCGAGAGCCTTCTCAGCCTTGCGACGTTCGGCACGTTCCTGAGCGAGCGCGGTCTTCAGACCCGCATGGGGGTCGTCGTCCTCGTCCTTGCCCTTGCCCTGGGAGCCTTCAGCGCCGCCCTGAGGCGACCCGTTCTGCTCACCCGAGTCGTTGCCTTCGTCGCCCCCCTGGGCGCCCTGGCCGTTCTCATCATCCTCGGCCCCGATGATGCTCTGGGGGAGGAAGTCGAGCCAGCTGCTTCGCGTCTTCATTGTAACCCTTTCTTGGTGCGCATCACGCGCGGTTTGGGGCATCTCGCCCTCGGATGTTGCTTCGGGCATCACGCCCTAGGTGATCTTCGAGCATCACGCTCTATGCCTCGGTGCCAGCACTTTCGTTCGGCTTCTTGGCGTTGTTGCTTTTGTTACCCTTCTCGGGCAACGTGTTCCCGTCCTCAGATGATGTCTCATCACCATTGTTCGGGGAGCCTGGTTCGCGGGTGGCAAGCATTGCTGCCCTCGCGTTGTCGATCTTGGCCTGAGCCTCATCCTCGAGCATCGTAACGATGTTCGGGGGGAACTTGTAGCCCAGCTTCTCCATCTCGCTGCGGTAGTACTCAGCGGGGATGATGGTTCGATCGAACATGTTGTTGAGTTCGTTGAGTCTTGCGACCCGATCAGTCGGGAGCTTGTCGCCGATTGATGGAACGATATCACCATCCAGTTGTTCCCTCTCGAAGACGCCATGCCAAGTCTTCCAATCGAAGAACAACTGAGTGAGCTTGTCGATGCCCATGTTGTCGCGGGCCTCGATCTTTGCCAGCGTCGGCTGGAACTTGATCGCCAGTGCGATACCGCTCTGAGCGACCTGAGCATCGACGTCACCGAGAGCCACGTCGGTCAGGCCGGCAGCTGTGAACATGCGCTTCTCGAGGTAGGTCATGTTGTCGACGGCGGGGGTGATCGATCCCACACCCTCGACTCGACGGAAGTACGAGCCCTGGGGGACCTCCATCACCTTACCGGGAGCCACCTCCCAGTCGACTTCAGCGCCCGAGTTGTCGACGGGGCGGCCACCATCGGTAGCATAAACTCCGAGGCCCTCCAGCGCCAGCGAGGCCGAAACATCGGTCGCACCCTGGGAGATGGTCTGGGCGAGGATCTCGAGCCCGCGCAGTTCGCTCGAGCCATAATCCTCACCATCCCAGTGGCGGTTGGGGAACCAGTAGACTGGGATCGAGGTGATCTCCGGGGGCAGCAGCGTGAGCTTCCGGATCTCCTTGACCTTCTTGGCCTTGGGCCCGTACCAGTTCGGGTCGATCTCGAAGATGGTCTCTTCGCTGCTGATGCGTCGGCTCGTCGGCGAGTTGCGCTTTCCATTGGGGTCGACAACCCGGTAGGTCAGGCGACGGATGCGCATCTTCTTCTCATCGTCGTCGGTGTAGAAGACCCTGGCGAGGTGGACACCGATCATACGACCCGGCTCATCCTCATCCCAGATGGGGAAGACGTTACCGGGGTGAACCGAGTTGATCGAGATGCGTCGACCAGCTTCCTTGCTGGGGTTCGCAGTCATGTGCATCACGAAGTCGCCTCGTCCCACACCAGCCAGCTTCGCCTGGTTGAACCGCGAGAGGAAGGTCTCGCGCTTCATGAGTGCGTCGAGCGCCTTCTTGGTGGTGTCCTGCTCAGCAACGATCTCGAGGCCCTTGAGCAGGTAGTGCGAGGTCGTGTCGACGATCGTGCGGGGGTTGGGGATGTAGATGGGCTCTTCGCCATCGAGGACACGAAGGGCGTACTGGGTCCCATCATTCCAGTACATGTCGTCGTACTTGTTGTACGCGGCAAGACGAGGTCGATCCTCCTCAGGCGCCCAGGTCAGACCAGCCGTGTCGCTGCTGGTCATCAGCACTTTCGCTGTCGACCACTGGTGAGTGTCTTCGGTCATGCTGCGCGTCTCCTCATCTGCTTGACTGAGCCCTGTCGGCTGCCTCGGGCACTAGCCGAGGAGTACTGCTCCATGTGCCCCTTGAAGAAGCGACCAAGAGCCTCAGGTCCATGGTTGTCGTTGTCCATCGGAATCTCACTCGAGTTCCGCATGTCGTTGTGGTTCTCAGGCCAGCGGTAGCCCTCGCGCATCTCCCAGATGAGCTTGGTGCAACTCTGGTCGATGACCAAACCGGGCAGCTTCTCAGGGTGGCCATCGGGCAGAGCTTCAGGTCTCAGCTTGAGTGCAGACCGGATCAGCTGAAGCCTGAGCTTGATCTCTCCACCCGTGTTGTTCTTGGTGGGTGTGCCGAGGTGTCGTCGAAGGATCGCCGCGTCGTCAGGCGAAGAGGGGTCAACGTAGATCGCGTTGCACTTGCTCATGAGATGGTGGTTCTGCATCTCGTTGCGAGCAATGTCCTCAGTGTCACGCAGTCGGAAGCGGTGCTCACCAATCACGTAGACGTTGTGAGTCAGGGGGTCTTCCTGAACCCAGAGCCAAACCCAGTCGTTGGTGTAACCGAAGTCGACAGCAGCGAAGAGGGGCCAGTCAGGGTTGTAGTCAACCTTCTGAACGTGAACGTCGTCGTCCCACTCCTTCATGACGCGGCCGCGCTTCAGGATGAACTCGCCCCCGTACTGCCGACGGAACTCATCCTCGGTGAGGTCGCCCTCAGCTTCGAGAATCTCGGGGTCCATTCGGCCGCCAGGGAAGACTGCGGTGTTGGTCCAGCTGGGCAGCTGCCAAGACTTCCACTGAGTCATCTTCGGGTCCTGCCCGCGGTGATAACCCCAGTAGAGCAGCGAGTTCTCGCTGGCATCTTCAGGCACCCCGGACATCATGCTGATACCTCGCTTGTCAGAAAGCGCAGGTCGCACGTACTCCGTGAAGGTGCGTCGACGGTGGCGGCCAGCTTCAGCCAGCAGCACGAAGTCCAGACCCTCACCGACCAGGCTCTCAGGGTGACGAGCCGATCGGCACTGAAGGTCGAAGCCCCAGTTGGTCTTGATGTGCATGTTACCGTTCTCGGTGTTCTTGAGGAACTTGCTCGAGATGGTATCGATGCCCAGCTTCTTGAACGTATCGTAGACGATACGGAATTCCTTTTCGGCATCCGGATACTCCGGGCCGATGATCCAGCCGGTCATGGGCTGACCAATGAAGTTCTTGATGAACGCCATGCCCTCGATCTCTTTGCCCCCGAACATCGACTTACCCCAGCGTCGACCATTCGAGAGGACGCGGTGTCGAGTGTTGTCGAAGTGCACGAGGCGCTGACCCGGGTGTGGGATGTAGCCCGTTTCGGTGAACCATCGACTCTTATCGAAGACCATGCCATCGGTCATCGGATTCACGGGCGGCATGGAGTCTCCTTTCGGCCGATCGAGCAATCACCTATCGCGTATGCGTGAGGCGTTTTGGCGTCACCTGAGGAAGCCGTGAGGTCATGCTATATGATCATCGACTCGTTGCCCAACAGGAATAAGTCGAGTTCCACACCATGCTAGCCGAGCGAGATGACTTCCTTGATTCCCGAGCACATGACGCCGATGGCGCCTTGAGAGATGCACCGTTGTGCGGTCGAAAGCGAGGGGCAGATGTGGCCGATGATGGGGAGGTTACCATTGGCTGCAGCGATCCTGCGGGTCTCAGCCCAGGCGGCATCATCTGCTTGATAGTCCATGCCCAGGTAATCCCAGTGTGAGGCCGTCGTAGCCAGCTGGATACCATTGCTACCATTGACGTCGGTCTGGTATCCGTAACCCCAGGAGGTGAAGCCTAGTGCTCGAGCCTTGTCAGCCAGCACGGTTGCGGTATGGAAGTACTTGATCACGAAGGTGTTCTGAGCGTCAGGGAACGTCAGCAGGTAGGCCAGGAACTCGTCCCAGTACTGAGCGCCGATGACCTTCGGATCGACGAAGAACGTGTGAGTCTCGGCGTACTTCTCGAGGACCATACTCAGCAGCTCATAGGGTTGATCCCCGAAGCGGCTGTCATTCGTTGCCGGCGCAGTCTGCATAAGCTGACTGATCTCTGCCCAGGTGTGATCACCAGGAAGGTAGTTCGCGGTCAGTGAGGGGGTCGTTCGGTTCATCGTGGCATCGTGAAGGCCGAAGTACTTCTTGTCGCTAGTGCGACCAACCGAGAATTCCATCGCGGTACATCCGGCGATTGCGGCCTGGGTGTAGGCTCGCATGCTCATGTCCTTGTTGTTTAGCGAGCCACCTCGGTGGGCCACCTTGGCGATACCTCCAGCGAACAGGTCGTGCACCTTTCGACCAGGCCAGACGGGCACCACTCGTTCAAGATCGAGCAGAGCCGCCCCGTCCCACCACTTGTATGCGCCGGGGATGCGCTCAGTTCCATCCGAGTACTGGCCCGCCAAGGGGGTCGGAGCAAGCACCATCGACGGTGGGATGATGATCTGGATACCCCAGCCGTTGGTCGGCTGAGAGTTCGGGTAGGTGGTAACCATGGTGCCCGAGGCCCCGGGGTTAGTCACCAGGTTCGTGCCAACCATGATCGTCTCGATGTTGCCCGATCCCAGTTGAGCTACGAAGAATCGCTGAGTACCTCCGCTGAGCGTCGGCACTGTTGCCTCGGCTGCTGAGGTCGCTTCGAACATGATACCGATGGCCAAGCTACCAGCAACGGTCGTTGCTACCGAGGGGGCTGTGACTGTCACGGTTTCAGCAGGGGCCGTGTTCCTCAGCTTTCCCACACCCGTGATCCAGTTTGAGATCGGGGAGCCGCTTCCAACCCAAAGCAGAGCGATCGTTGCCGCACTGGCTGCGGATCGAGTGACAGGGTAACCCGATTCGCCAGCGACTCGAAGCTTGCCGTAGATGTAGCCCACTCGAGAGTTGAAGACCGCACTCGACAGCAGTGTCCACCCGAGGGGCGTCGCAGGCGCAGGAGCCGATGAGAGCTGGTTGACCAGCAGCAGCATCGAGTCACCCTCAGCGATCGAGCTATCGGGGGTGAGGGTCTCAGAGGCCCCCGTCATGTACTTGGAGACGAAGCCCTTGTAGCTAGGCATTATGCCCTAACGAAGTAGAGGCCAACCGGCGATCCGGCAGGCAGGACGGTCGTGCCAGCGGGCAGCAGGTACGAGGCCAGGCCGGTTGCACCCGAGATACCTCGATCACCCTTGAGCCCCTTCAGCGAAGCGAGGTACTCGGCTTGAGTGCCCGTGTTACCGGCTGCCAACCAAACCTGGTAGGCGCTGAGACCGGGATCACCCTTGGATCCCTTGATCGCTGCAAGGTAGTCGGCCACCGAACCATCATTGCCGGCGGCAAGCCAGACCTGGTAGGCACTCGGCCCAGGCACTGTGCTGTCACTGCCGGGATTGCCAGGGTCACCCTTGGCGCCCTTGAGGTCGGTGAGCAGCACCAGGTTAATCCAGCTCGTCTCGCCGGAGTACTGCCACTGGATGTAGCTGCCGTTGTTGCGGATCAGCACCTCTCGGCCAGGCGTACCCGCACCGCCCCCAGAACCCCCGCCACTGACCAGCACGTTACCCGAAGCGTCAGGCGCAATGCCATTCACCGTACGGACGGCCTTGGAGAGGGCCTCAACCGCTCGAGCAGCAATCGCCTCAGCGACGGCAACGGTCACAGTCGGAGCGCCGATGGGAGGGATCAGGGCGTTCAGGTTGACCGGCTGAGCGTCAGTGCCCTGAGGCACCGAGATGTTGTGGGCCTCGAACTCGATCCTTCGGCCATCCGGGGTGGTGATGTTGTAGGTCACCCGGTAGTAGAAGTTCGTCGGGTTGAACATCACGTTGTCGGTTGCGGGCAGCCAGAGACCCGGCGCGCCTGCCGACTTGCCATCGCTGGCGGGTGTGGAAAGCTCACCATTCAGTGGGTTGACAATGCCTGTGATCGGGGATGCCCCCAGGATCATCGAGTTGGAAACTTCGTTGTTGATCACTCGAGAAACTGTCGGAGTGAAGGTCACTGTACCGACGAGGAAGATCAGATCGGGATAGACGTCGGGGTCGGGCCCATCCACGATGAACGAGCCGAACCGCCCGATTACCTTGCCGAAGCCCGCCACTTTGTCTCCCTTATCGAACCGATGGGCCCATCATATACCACAAACCCCGGTTAGTAGTTACGAGGCGTTTCCTTGTATCGAAGCCTCTCCTGCCGACGCATAACCGCCTGCTGACGAAGTCGGGCTCGTCGGTCCATCTCGGCAGGGCGAGGGTCGGGCATCTGAGCTCCATGCCAGAATGCGGGATCGATGGGCGCACGACTGTCAATCTCCTGACCAGTCAGTGACTGCAACCGAAGCTTGTCGCCAGGGGTGAGGGCTTCCGAGCCCTTCGGGAAGACTGTGTTGGGCATGACCCCGCCACCGTCGAACTCGCTGTGATCGTCCACACCAGGCATGTCGGCCTCCTTTTGCCCGATCCTATCATACACACCAAGAAGCCCCAAGGCTTCGCAACAACCTTGGGACTTCTCAGAGATGGGATCACCTCCTAGCGACGAGCGACCCCGTTCGACGGGAGGAAGATGCCCAGCACCGTGGCGGCCGAGCCGATGACGATGTTGGTGATGATCAGCGAGGGGCTCTCGGTGTAGATCGCGGTCAGGCCCGTGGTGACCATCGAGAGGAAACCGAGGATGCCTCCGATGACGGCCTTGGTGGGCTTGAACTTGACCAGGTGGCCGTTCTCGTCGAAGAGATCTCCGTTGGGGGAAACCTGGACGGGGGTGTCACTCATAGTACTCCTTCGGGGGTAGTGTTACTTGGCGAGTCGCTCGGCCAGGAGGTCAGCGACCTTGTCGGCGATCTCCTCGGGGTTCGTACCCGAGATGTTCGCCTGCTTGAGGGCATCGGCCAGCGTCTTGGCATCGATGGTGACGGGAGATCGTTCGAGAAGCCTGCGAACGATGGTACCGGTTTCGGCATCGTCGTCGACCTTACTGCGAGTCACGACCTTGGTGCCGTCGAGCGGAGCGATCGGGTCAGCCCCGTTGCGGCTGATGACCACCGGCTTGGTGATGGCCTCGTGGATCGAAGCCAGGGACTGACCGATGCTGTAGCCCTTCTTCTCACCCGGCTTGACCTTGTCGGGCATCGAGTCACCACCACTGAAGATGGCGTCGTAGATGGACTTGGTTCGGACATCGAGGTTCTTCAGCACCTGGCTGATCGATTCACCCCCCGTGTAAGCCGCAGTGTTGAGGAAGAGAGACATGAACACGGCCATGTCGTCCTTGGTGAGCTGAGCCATGAAGTCCTCCAGGATATCTAGGGCCGTTGATGCGAGAATGGTGGGGTTGCCGAGGTAATCCATGTGCCAATCTTCAGAGATGACCGTGAAGTCCCAGCCGTACTTGCGAGAGTTGGCACGAAGCCAAGCACGACCGACGGTACCAACATCTCCCGATCGAGCCCAACCATGACCCGAGAAACCAATGGCCGCTGCCAGGGGCCTGCCATCTCGAATCTGGATCTGCTTGCGGTACCTCTGACCATCGAGGTCTCGATACCCCTCACTGAGCGTGGGCCTCAGCTTGGTGGCTTTCTCGCAGTCCCGGGCCATCTGCTCCCACTGAGCCGCAGCCTCGGGCATAAGGTAGGCACCTCGGGCATTGACCGCGGGGTCGACGGGAACGAAGTTGCTGACCTTGACGAGGGCCGTGAGAGGGATGGCGCCATTCTTGTAGCCTCCCCATGCCAGGTTAGCCATTCGTGTCGTCTCCCCTCGTAACATCAGTGATCAGGAAGGGAACTCCCCATTCCTCTTCCACACCAGCCTGAGCCTTGGCGGCGGCGGGGTAGAGCTCGTCTTCGGTGTCAGTCTCCACCAGCTTGAGGATCGGCTTGAGCGTCTCCGTATTGGTCAGCTCGACTGTGTGCTTCATGGAACCTCCTAGAGCATGTTCTGGATGGCCGAACGGGGCTGAGTCTGCTCAGTCTCCTCGTCCATGTGACCCGATCCGATCGGAGTCACATTACCATAAACATCCTCGAGCGTGATAGGTCGATCTTCCTTGACCTTCTGCGCGATGTTCTCAAGCCGACCCTGGAGTTCGCGGTTCTCACCGACGAGGGTGCGGATTCGCTCCTCCCCCTGGTCGACGAGGTCACGAAGCTGGCGTCGCTCCTCCATGTCGACACCGGCTTCGATGTCAACCTTCCGCATTCGCTCACGCAGGGCATCGACCACCGACTGCAGGTATGCGCGATCCTTGTCGACCTCCTCCAGGCGTTCCTTGATCTTCGTGTATGCGAAGTCCGCCTTGGCCAGCTCATCGGCGGGAGACTTGGCTTTCTTCTGCACGAAGGTAGACACCAGAGCGATCAGGGCGACAGCCAGCGTAAGATACGAGGTGATGTCAAGCCCGGTCTGCTGAGGTGTAGCAGCGTTGCTCTCCAGACTGGATGCCAGCAGTCGGGTCGTGGCTGAGCTCATTGTTGAGCCGAGGGCTACGAACAATGAGGTTCCCAAGATGATCACTACTTCCCCTGATCTTTAGCAGCCCGGCGTTCCTTGCGTAGGATCGGCACCAGGATGGTGAACCGAACGAACAGGAACATCAGCATGGAAGCAGCGAACCATGCGAGGGCGTAGCGGTCGGCGAACTTGCCATCGACCAGGTAACCTACCTGGATCGAGAAGTACTGAAGGGGCCCGCCGGCGAGCAGGATCAGTCCTACTAGCTCCAGCCAGAGGGCAGTGATGCGGGTGTTGTTCCTGCGGCTTCGAGACAGGAAAAGAGAGAGAGTAGCAACAAGACCACCAAGAGCAGTGGTAACACCCATTCTAAACACCGTCGAAAGATCCACCAAGCCATTGTACGACGAGGGAGGGTATATCGCAATCGCATGTCCCCATCCAAACCCAAGCACCATGAAAGCGGCAGCCCACGACCAGTAGTGATGAGGCATTCGAGAGCCCCAGGCCCAAAGACGGGTCTGACGAAGCTGCTTCATGGTTATCCTCTATCGGGTGTGGAAGATCAAGTTGAGACTCATCATATCACATGCTCACTAGTTCCGGGTCAATACCAAGTCGGTATGATTTCCCCGTTGACAAGTGATATCACAAGATGATATGGGATGGGCGATTTGTTCTGCACATCAGCACGACTTGGGCCCACACCACCATTTGGATGAGAATGCCAAAGTGTGACTTGATCGATGTTAGCCTCGCCTTCCAGGGCGAGACGAACCTCATCACGAGAGACCTCGAAGTTGCCTTCAGTTCTCAGGTTGGTAAGTTCGACTACTGACCTGTCATTCAGGATTAGCCCAACGGCTTCGTTTGGTGCTGCTCTCACCGCCAGGCGTAGAAGCTTCAGCTTCAGGTTCCCCTCGATCTGGTGCATAGTTACCTCCCCCGAAGATGTAGATGTTGTCGTAGGGTGTGAGGATGCCCTTGTTCCCTAGCACCTCGATCAGTCGCAGCATCACCTGCGCGACAGGGTCCTTTGCCATCTCATCCGCCCGACGAGGCGAAGGTGCAGCCTGTCGACCCACCTCGGGCTTCTGAAGCGGCTTGAGCATTCCTTCGATGTCGAACTGATGGTGCTTGTCACCATGGTTCTCACGAGTCTCTTGGCAAACCCCGCATCGGTCGTCAGCCTTCACTTCTTGGGATGAGGTCTGCATCGTCGTCCACCGCCGTTTCTCCAGTCGAGAGTTCCATGGTCATGCCGGGGAAGTGTGCCGGCATGTAGTTGCCCGTAGCGAGCTCTGCAGGGTTCACCATCACGGTGCCCAGGATGCCCTGAAGTCGAACGCTCATATCGCCTTCGATCTTCTGGGTCGGCTTGCCAACCGAGTGTTCGATGAGGAACTTGGCGATATCGACCTTGGTGCCAGCGCCGACGGTAGGCTTGCCCTTTTCATCGACACTCTCATCAGCGAGCAAGTCGCGGAGTGTCTGCAGGGCGTCGACTGTAGTCTCACGCATGTTGCCTTTGACGGCAGCCTCGTACTTGCGCATCGACTCCTCGTGCATGGCCATCGTGATCCACTTGGGCTTCGGGCCCTGGAACGTGCCGCGGCTGTTTCGAGGACGACCTCGAGCAAGCTCTTCGAGGTCCCAGTCAGCGATCGGCTTCTGGTACAGCATCTCGATCTCTTCGTCGGTCACCCCGACTCGGCGAGCTTGCTTCCGACGCATTCGAGCGCGGAGCTGCTTGGGCGTCAGGACCTTACCATCTGGGGTTAGGGGCCGAGCGGCCTTGCCCTCAGGGTCCACACCAGGCACGCCGGAAGCATGTTCGGTGTTGTCCTCGACGAAGCTGAAGTCGATGTCCTGGCGGGTGGCTTTATTCAACCTTCTCGCCCCCTCGACGTCGAGTCATCTTGGGCAGGGTGACCGTGCGACCCGTGAGCGGCAGATCGTCACTGTCGCGCGTCGTGGTGCGTGCTCGAGCATCGACCGCGGGCACTTCGCCGGGGCCTCGCTTACGGCTCCTGAGGTCGCTCTGTCGACTCTCGACGAGCTTGCTGAGGCGGGCCGTGTGCTGCTGCTGATCACGAAGGATTCGGTCGATGTTGTCAAGCCGGTTCTTGATCATCACCAACAGCCAGGTGAGGAGCAGGAGCACAAGCACGATGCCCGAGTAAATTAGGGGTTCCATGGGAATAGTCTATCAGGGCCGGGCCAATCCTGCAATCGCAATATAAGCGCCCGAACTGATCGAATGAGCATCGACCTGTAAATCGGGCAATGGCGATTCCTACCCGCTGTGAGGATGCAGTGACATCATCTCGTCGCGCGATCATGCGCCTCGACATGACAAATGCCTCGAATCGCCTTCGGGGGAAGATGCGTTAGACGAGGCACTTGCCAATCGCGGAGGTGATATCGGCACCTCAGGCGATTATTGGGCGAATACGGGGCGTCGTTTCCTTCGCCTTGCCAGGGTTGGCCCACCTGGTCAGTGCCATGGGCATCCCCACCGGTAGGCACTTGTGGAAGGGGTAGGATTCGAACCTACGAAATCTGGTTACTGTTTTGTGCGAGTCGCTCCAGCGCCTTGGGCCACTTGGCTACCCTCCCGAGTGGTCGTTTCACGGAGACCAATCCGCCTGGCTTGCCACCCCGGTCGAAGCTCGGGTCCTCTGTGCATTGCTGAACAGGTATTCAGTTGTGTATGGACCCTGGCTACTCCAGCCTGGTCCTGCCCTCCTGTAGGGGAGGGCTGTTTATGGTGGCCGGGCACTTGAGGCTTTGGTAGTGTTTATCCCGGTTGCCCCTAGCTTTAAAGGACCACCTTGTTTATAAAGTTGAGTGCTGCCTCATCCCCCTTAGCAGCGCGCCCCGGCCTGGCTAATCCACCTTGTTCCGGGTTGTCCTCGTATCAGGACTCGGCCCCGACCAGACCCCTACCTGCAGTTTTTCGACTGTCCCGCCCGCCTCTATATGCGTGCATCGCTCTAAAACTGGTGTGTTACGTTTAGATCCGGGGGCTGAGTGATCAACCCAGCCCCCTATCTCCCTGGCAGCCCCGCCGGGCTGGACCTGAGGTAGAGACTAATGCCCTCAGATCATATCTATGGGCGCTTCGAATCAGGCAAGAACGTCAGCATGGATCGGGGTGCTGAGCGTGTGGAGTCATCGGTGTCAATGATCCAGATCTTGCCATCTTCGTAGTGCGATACTCGGACCTTTCGATTCCTGAAGATGGCGTACCTTGGCAGTTTGCCAAGTGCCTCGTCATTGGGCGATTCGGTCATGAGTAAATGCTATGCCCCGAGCTGCACCCTGTCAAGGTGCGACGCGCCCATTTCGCTGCCAAGCCGCGTACGTGAGGGGCATGAGCTCAGCGAAGTCCCACTCCATCTTCTCGGCAGCCATCTCGATCTCACGCTGAGGGAACGAGGGGTAGGTCGACTCGAGGTGCTTGGTCCTCAGCGACAGGAAGTTCATGAGCGCGCGCGGGTTCATGGTGACGAAGGCCGACGAGTAGATGTTGAGTGGCAGCGACATCCGTGCGACCTCGCGGGCCACACCAGCCTCGAGCAGCTTCTCATAGCCCGAGTAGGCGTTGCGTGCGGTGCTCGCATGGACACGCTGAGTCAGGTTGAGCTGGTCGGTAGTACCCGCCACGTACTCGTAGGCACCAGGCTTGCCCTCCTGCACGAGCTTCCGATCGTCGTTCGGGACGTAGAACACCGGCTCGAGCTTCTTGTAACGACCGCTCTCCTCGTTGTACGAAGCGATGCGGTGACGCATGAACTCGCGCCAGACGAAGATGGGCGCCTGGACCAGCCAGGTCATGCTCATGTGCTCGAACGGCGAACCGTGGCGATCCCTCATGAGGTAGTTGATCAGGCCGCCCGATGCCTCGACGTCGGCCGCGTCAGCCCCCTGGGTCGAAACCTTGGCTGCCTGGGTGACAGCCTCGTCGGAGGCGTCGTGGCGAATGAGCTTGACGGGGATGTCGCTCTTGAATGTGAGGGTGGTCATGTAATGCTCCTTAGATGGACTGTTCGCTGATGCGGCGCTGGATCTCTGCGTCACGACGGGCCATGTAGTTCGGACCGTCGGGCACGAGGTGGAGGTCGGCCTGAAGCGACTGACGAAGCTCGGCGTTGATATCCCCGATGGCCCGAGAGGCCTTGCCGGCGGGATGGGCGGCCTTGGATCGCTCACGCTCCACACCCCGCTCGTAGGTCTGCCGAACCTCCTGCGGAAGCTGGTTGTAGACCTCGGAGGCCCGACTCACGAAGGCGACCAGGACGTTGTTGACGGCCTCGATCCCAGCCTGGATCAGCGGAACGAGCGCGGCGATCGTGCGCTGAAGCATCTCGACCTCCTCGTCGGTCGGCTGATACCCCGACCTGATCCGGCGTGTGAGTGCGAGCGTCTTGTCGAGGTCCTGAGACAAGGTTGACATTGTAAAAGCCTTTCGGTCGGAAGGGTTACTGCTTAGGTCAATGCTACTGACGATTGTTGAGCTTGTCAAGGCGACTGCGGTCGATCCCCCAGATATCCACCTCAGACTTGCGACGACGACCGCCTGTCTCATCGTACTCGACCGCCTCAGCCTCGTCAGCAGTGACATCGGTGATCGGATCGAAGCGATGCTCAGCAGTGCGCCAGGTGCCATCCTCGTTCATGTGGCGGCGCATGAAGTGCGACACGTACTTGGCCCGGGTCTTGAGCTTGAGGCCGCAGTACTTGCAGCCGACTCGGTTGCCTCGGATGATCCAGTCAGGCTCAGGCACCTCGACTGCAGGTGTGGAATCGGTCATAGCTCACCTCGGTAGAATGGGGCGACGTCGATCGCGTCGGGGAACACGCCGTATCGCTCGAGGATGATCAGGGCAGCGTGCGCTTCATGCCTTGCAGCTACGATACGACGGCCCTCCCCCTTGACATCGGCGAGAAAGAGGATCATGAGCCTGGCAGCTCATTCGTCTCGAACATGTCGAGAACAACGAAGCCGATGCTGCTCTCCTTGATCAGGTCGAGCAGGGCTTCGAGGGAAGCGTCACTGATGCCTCGGATGCGGATGGTGGTGTTGATCGAATCGGCCATGAGCTAATCATACCACCTTAGTGCTCGGGCTCATACAGCACGTCGATCGTGGCATCGAGTGCCCGGATACCCGAAGCCAACTTGAGTCGGGGCACCTTCTGGGTGTTGTCGATGCCGTCCAGCGCAAGCTTGAGCAGCTCACGATGCGTTCGTATGACCTTCTCGACTCGAGCAGCCTCCTCAGCTCGGGCCATCTTCGCTGCAGACACGAGCATGGACTCCACACCCTTGCGATCGTCGCCGGCGTACTTCTGCAGGATGTTCTTGGCAATGCTCTTGTTACTCATGAGCTGAGCTCACCTTCTACGAATAGCATTGCTTCTTCCCAGGTCTCGAACTGCCAGTACTCGACGGTGAACTCCTCGACCTGGTGGTAAACACACCAGATATACCCCCACTGTGGGTTGTCTATCACAATGGGGGTACGTCTGATGCGGTAAGGGGGCATGGTTAGATCATCCAGCCGAGGATCAGCCCAACACCGAGGGTGACAACCCCCAGGCCGGCGACCACAGCCGTGACGGCGACGACCATCGGGCCTCGGTCGGGCTTGTAGTCGATCATCACCGGACCTGAGCTCAGGTGATCGACAACCGACACCGGCTTCGTGTCGTCGTCAACGAGGTAAAGGGGCGAGTCATTCATACCCATATCCTAAGTCGTTGAGGGGCTGATGTCAAGGCAGGGCTATCGGCGCTGGGTTCCCGTGACCCCCTCTCGGGGCTCTTCCTGCCCGCCCAGGGCATCGATCGCCTTGCTGACCAAAGTCAGCGAGTCGTCTCCGTATCGATGCTTGAAGCGCTCGATGCGTCGCGGGGCAGCGACGATCGTATCGGCTGTGTAGAGCTCGACCTGGTAGTCGCTGATGTGGTCGGGGGATCGATCGAGGGGCACCTGATCCTGGTTGCTGATCACGAGCTTACGGAGCCAATTGGGTCCGCCATCTTGGATGAGAACCTTGATCATCGTCGGTGCCACCCCTCGTGATGCGGGACCGGCAGCTGGCTGCATCGGCACAGGGGCTGGTCCTCGATCTTGTGCTTGGGCTTCGAGCTCCCAAGCAGCCAACTGAGTGCTTTCATCTACTATCTCCATTTCGTGAATGAGGATGGGCTTGGTTGTGATGACCCCGTACAAGACCTCGTTGTCCAGAGGCAGCCCGGCATCACGTGCCCGAACGGCGTAGTCTTCGACGAAGTCCACACCGTTGGTGAGCAGCCAGGATTGGCCGGTCTTCAGGTCCCACCAGTCCTGCAGCCACATGAGCTGGGTCTCAGGCTCACCTCGGAATCGAACCTTGACCAACGAAGCACTTCGAGGGTGCCAGGCGTTGTGGATCGCCGTGGGCGGTGGGGACTTGGTCACTTCTGCTGGTCACCCCTCAGGTTGGGGGTGGCCAGGTTGGCGAGGAAGCTGCGGGCCTGGTCCTTCTGCTGGCTGGTCAGCTCGGCCCAGAGGCTGCCGATGAAGATCTGGTCGATGTGGTCGATGAGGTGGTCGACGATCTCGTGCTTCGCCTGATCGACCTTGGGCTCCTCGTTGGCGATGGGCTCACCATTGGCGGGACCCTGCTCGCCCAGGTTGATCAGGACGCCGAGGAAGTCCTCGAAGCGCGGGTCGTTGTCCTGCTGCTCAGCCGGGGTCGTGGTCGGAGTCTTCGTGATGGTCTTTCCGATGTACTGCTGGATGACGAAGTCGATGTCGGGGTAGCGGAGCTCGAGGATGGCGATCCCGGCGAAGACAGCCTGCTCGGGGGTGAGCGTCATGCGCTGGGGCTTGCCGTCCTTCTCGTTGGTCGAGGCGTCGATCTGGTAGCTCTCGTCGCTGGTGAAGTGGGTGACCTCGAGCTTGAGTCGGTGGTTTTCGATGGAACGGGACATGATGACTACTTCCTGTGTGGGGGTCGGATTACTTAGTAAGTATATGCCCTAGTCGGTGCTGATGTCAAGGCCCTCGGCATCCTTGATCGAGCACTCCCACTTGTCGGTCGACTGACCCCAGTCCTGCCACTTGGGCGAGCAGAGCAGGGTGACCCCCTTGCCCTCGTACAGGCGGATGCGCTGGTCAGTCATGACGAGGGGCACGTTGGACACCGAGTCGACCGTGACGATGTACTGACCGGTGAGGCTGCTGTCGCCCTGGGCGTCGACCTCGATCGCCGTGATGTCCGTTACCACACCCGAGGTGGAGTACCAGGACTTGTAGCTGAAGTCGTAGGGGATCAGGGTCAGGGTCAGGACAACGGCGAGGCAGGCTGAGAAGGCCGCCATGAAGATGCTCGTGTACCAGAGGCTCTCGTTCTCAAGCCCCTTGGTCGGCTTGTATCGGCGCTGGATGATCATCTCGTGTCGTTTCGTTGAGTTCTGGTACGACAGCGGGTCGTCGAAGCGGAAGTTGCCCATGTACATGTGCTTGGCCTTGTCTGCGTCGGAGTCGTGCCACTCCAGCTTCAGCGCCTCGATCTCCTTATCGCTCGCAGCCTTGCCCCGAGCATTGACCCGTCGCGCATGCAGGGAGCGCGCAGCGATGACGAGGAGAAGCAGTACGGTCAACCCGATGATCGAGCCTGCGACCCACCACCAAATCAGCCAGCCAGTCGTGATTCCGATGAGAGTCATTTGCCAAGTCCATTCTTCGTGTCGGTGTGGGTGTCGATCGTGCGGTTGGTGAGGGTGTACTGGGTGAGGGGCTCAGATGATGCGTGCTCCCGCATGTGCGTAACCATCCCGACCCAGCCAAGCGGGAAGGTCGTGAAGCAAGTTCGGCAGAACGTGGTGGTGTTCGCCTTGCCTCGTGCGATAGCAGCGTAGTTCCTCATGCGAGCATCATATCACAACGTGGCCCTAGTGTCAGAGCAGCTTACCCTGCTGACGAAGCCCGATCACGTCGACGAGGTTCAGGAGGCCGGCCAGGCGGGTCTGAGCGAGGTTCAGCTCCTCCTGGGCCTTCATGTTGTTGTACTGGGTGGAGGCGTTCATGTGCAGGGGGTCGGTCTTCATGAGCGCGACGAGCAGGGACTTCTCCGCGATCTCGACCTGCTGAGCGAGGAAGTCATGGTGGTCGGGGTGACGAGGGTTGCTCGTCTGCTGGGTGTGCCTGACCCTGTGTCGCTCCAGCATCGTGTAGTTCGAGAACCACTTGTTGCAGTTCGTGCACTTGTACTTCAGCTTGGGGTCATCCAGCTCGGGCGAGACGTGCAGGCGGGGACGCTCAGGCGCCGAGGGAAAGCTGATGACGAGCTTGAGAGCTTCGATGAAGTCTCCGATGATGTTGCGCATTAGTTCTCCTTCGTGAGTCGACGATACCACTCGTCGAGGTCTTCGGTGTAGTAATCGGGTCGATTACCCTGCTCGTTCGCGAGCCAGGTGAGCGCGGCGCCCAGTTCGGGCAGGGTGGGCACCTCGAGAGTCGCCGAGCGCCTGCGCTCAGTCGGGTCACCCAGGTCGATCTTCTCGGGCTCGGGCGGTCGATCATCCTTGTGGTCGGTAGCCCTGCCCAGCACTTCGAGCTTGTGCATGTTGCCGCAGAAGCAGTTGAAGTACCCCCGAGGCGCCGGAGGCTTGCGCTTCGAATCGATGTCGGGCGCGGGTTCGATGCCGTACTTCTCGGCCCAGGCCGGGTGCGTCGCCGGCGCGTCCTGACCCTCGGGCACAAAGTCGGGCATGTCCTCGGGCAGAGTGCGCATCCGAGCCGCTCGCTCTCGCTGCAGGCGTCGGAAGTCCTTCTGTAGCTGGGTCATGGCCGGGGGGTGGTCCATGCCTTCGCGGGGGTTGTGAGTCATGACTTGTCCTTGCTGTTCAGCCAACTGACGGAGGGTGTCGGCTCGGTCTTGTTCAGGGTGATCAGCGCCTCCATGCGGGACTGAAGGTCGTTCATCATCGTGACCTGGGATCGAGTCATGCTGTCGGGCTGGGTGTCGGCGAGCAATCGGTAAAGCTTGTCGCGCGTGTCCTGGTACAAGTCCCTAACCTTCGGGTACCGCCCCACACCGCGAGGGGTGGCCTCCTCGGGACCGATCAGGTCTCTCAGCTCCCGCTTCGATTGCTCGAGCTTGTCGTCAAGCTCGGGGATGCTGAGCGCTTCGATCTTGCTGGGGTCGGTAGGCATGTAGGTATGCGTGTGGTTCGCCAGGACCTGCGAGTCGTTGGACTGGATGAGGCACTGACCCCGAGTCGGGTGTACGGCGTCGCAGCGAGTGAGCGAGGGGAAGTTGGGGATCGAAGAGACCATGGCCCCGATCTTGCCATCGTCACGGCCCTCGGGGTCCTGGCCAGGTTCGAACATGCTGGCGTCACCTCCATCGACCTCCTCATCGGTCAGGGGGGTGTGGACCGTCATGACCCCTTGGTACTTGACGTACTGCTTCATGGTGTGCACGCGGTGACGATGGGTGATGGATGCCATGACGGCATGGTGCTGCAGGGCGCTGAGGCTGTCGGTCTCGAAGGGGCAGGTGTGACCCCCAGGCCCTTCGGTCACGTACCCGCAGACCAGCTTGAGGGGCTTGGGCGAGAAGCCCGAGAAGGGGGTGTGGTCGTCGGTCATGAGCGAGGCCCCTCCCACTCCTCGAGCGCGGAGGTGTGGATGATCAGCTGACCGTTGACACCGATCGAGAGACCCTTGAGCGTGTGTCGAGCCTGCCGAGGTCGGTCGGGACCGGCGAAATCGACCTTCATGTACCCCCGGGTCTTCTCGAGGGTGATCTGGACGGACTGGGGCTGCTGCTTCGAGTCGAAGACGTTGTCGACGATGAGCATGATCGGCTTGTCGAGACTGGCCTGGATCATCTGGGTGGGCAGGCCTGGAATCTGGTACATGGTGGGGGGCTCCTAGTGGGTCTCGGGGGTCTCGGGGGTCTCGGGGGTCCGGTGCTTGGCGTTGGTGTGGTCGGACAGCAGCTTGCGCGCCTGAACCCTCGAGTTGGTGCCGCTGGGCCCGGAGTCCCACTTGCAGGAGACTTCAGGAACATCGCGGTACATGCAGTAATACCAGGGCAGCTGGTCGAGGTCGAGGTCGGTATCGAGGTCGATGGTCATGGGCTAATGCTATCAGTGCTGTGGCTATGCGGCAAGGTGCAGTGGGTCTCGGGGTGCGCGAACCCGGACAGGCTTTTGGTGACGTGGTAGTTACTTTTTGGGGAGAAGCTCACAGAGGTGCCGTAGCACCGTCGGTGACATACCCCATCCAGTATATCAGATTTTGGACCCGGGGGGGTTCAACATATCACACACTAGTATTCCAGCATCCAATATACTGCAGACCGACTGATATGGATAACGAGGCAAATTTAAATTAGGGAGGGATCGATGATGATTTGATTCGGAATGGAAGAGGATCGGATGCGGAAGGATGGAGGATGCAATGCATATCGATGCATGATGATGATGCATTGTATATCAATGATGATGATGCAATGCATATCATTGGCAATCAATCAATGATCATTGTATATATGATTAGGGATAATGATCATGGATATATCGATGGGCAAATGATGATGCATCAGCAGATATAACTACTGATATATGCTCCCTACTATGCCCCTCCCTATGCCCCATATACCCCCTATATATGCCCCCTATGCCCCTCCCCCCTATGCTCGCCCCTATGCTCTGCCTCCTGGCTGCCCCTCCCCCTGCGCCCTACCCCCATGTATAGGTCCCCCTATGCTCCCCCTATGGAGTGACCCCAAAGACCCCCCTACACACCACTGAGGGCCCCCTCAGGGACCCCCTTGTGACCCCCCTATCGGGAGACCGGGTATGTCACCCCCTCGATGTCGATGAACGACTGACCCTTCCCGTTGCCCCGGGCATCGGCGTCCCAGTAGCAGTTCGAGGAGTCCTCTTCGGCGCATGCCGGCAGGTTCTGGAAGGGGTCGGCAGCGGCGCGTTCCCACTGGGTCCCGATGGCGATTCCCCCGGCGATGAGCAGCAGGGCGGCGAGGGCGAGGAGAGTTTTGGTGAAGGTCGAGTTCGTCATGCCTCAACTATACCAGGTCGGCCGCCTTCAGTGCAAGGTAAACATCAGAGCGACTTTTGACCATGTCATACTGTCGGACCCACTGCCCGCCCAGGGAGACGTCTTGGCCCTCAACCGACCACCCAAGAGCGATCAGGCGGTCGCGTTCCTTGGTGCCGATGGCACGAACCCGAATGTCTGTGGCGGCCGCAGGGGCGCGCTTATACGCCTTCAGCACGGTTCCGAGGGCGGCTTTTGCCTCGACCCGGGCCCTTGCCCTCTGATACTCGAACTTGAAGTTTGTCATACCGAAATACTACCACTCCACACCCGAATGTGCAATGTCGAGCTTGGGCAACTCTAAGGCGGTATCGCCAATCACCCATGCTAGCATGCCTGGGCGATTCTACGACGCTCTGAGGGCCCGTAGGCCCCCAGTCTGTGCGATCGATCAGATGTTGTCGGGGTCGAGGGTCACGGCCTTCATGTCGGCCATGACCTTGTCGAGCACCCAGAGCTTTTCAGCCGGGTTCAGACCGAACTGATAGTCAGCGAGGAAGTTGAAGAAGCAGTCGTACATTTCGCCCGAAAGTTTGTTCACCGCCTGAAGCATGTCGTCGTCGAAGTCGTGCGGGTTGGTGTTGTCGGTGTCGTTCATACCTTTATTCTACCACCCCCGTCTCGACTACCCAAGGCATTTATCGAGCGATTTTGCGCCCGTTTGAGGGGGTAGTGCCAACGGTGGATAGCTAGCATACGCCCCTGATTTCTGCCCCCTCTCGCGAGCGCCTGTCGCAGCCAGCGATATATCAGGTCCCTCATCCAATGTATCAGTCCGAGACACGACACACCGATATACCTCACCTTATCGGGTTAGGTGAGGGATATCAGTTCGGGATGAGTTATAAATAACCCCCCATGTAATATGCCGGATGCATCAGGTCAGATGCCGGTGTCGGGCGTGATTTCCCCGAGGGCGTCGCGACCCGTCGCGTAGCTCTTCGGCTCGCGCTCGAGGGTCAGGGGCTTCACCTCGGGCGTGGCCTCGATGGCCTTGACCTTGGCCGCCTCGGCCTCGGCCGAGAACTTCTTGAACTTCGCCTTGAGGGACTGGACCTGCTTCGCCTCGATCGACCAGCGCGAGCCCTTGCCCGGCTGAGCGTCGGCGGGGGTGATGGTGCGGAGGAACTTGCGGGTCGTGCGGGCGTCGGTGTCGAGGCGAGCGGCGAGGTCGGTGATGTTGAGGGTCGTCATTTGAATCAGTCCTTAGTTTGATTATCAGGGAGGGGGTCGTTCCCCCCCCTTGCGATAATTCAACTATAGCAGGGTTACCCCCTCAACCCAAGGCAAAACCCAAAGAAAGTTCGAGCAATTTTGCCTTGAGTTTAGCCTCCACACCAGATATAATCGCGCGCTCGCGCGTGCATGCGCGTGTATAGAAATACTGCGAGCGCTTGTCGCAGAGGCCGATATATCAGTGACAGGTGTCAGTATATCAAACAGCGTATATCAGAGGTCAGTATATCAGTGACAGGTGTCGGCAACGGCTGTCGCTCAGAGCAACACGTGTCGATCAGCGCAACGGCTGTTGCCGAGATATCAGATGCTAAGCGACGGGTGTCGAGTAAAAAAGTCGAGCGATATATCCGCGATATATCCCCGTAAATCGCGAGACTCGTGATATGATTGAAGCATGAACGAATCAACGACTGACCACTACCAGGAAATCGCATCGATCGCCCTCGAGAAGCTCGACGCGATCATCACCGAGGAGGTGCAAGAGCGACTCGATCGCGATCCCGACTTCCCGTCATGGGCCGAGGATGAAGAGGGCGAGGCATATATCCTCGAGGCAATTCGCTCCGTCGAACGAGCGATTCGCGCTCGGCTCGATCGCTAACCGGCCTTGCATTTCGACTCGATAGGTGGTATGATAGGGTATGGGCATTTTCCGAAAGCGAGCCAATCGCATCACTCTCGAATCGCCGAATGCGACGGCGACACGAGCGGTATATCAGGGGCCGATGGGTGAAATACCGCATCTCGAATTCACATTCAAGATCAAGGATGGGGGCGAAGTGCATGAGGTGGTGATCGATATGACATATCAGGATGCTACACGTTTCATTCAGCAAGCGATGGGCGCGCATCAGATCATCGCGCCGCCGCTCCGAATGCCGACCTATCGACCGATCCAGTAATATACCAGGCCTCGATATATGAGGCTCTGGTGTAGCGTATTTTTGCTCGATATATCAATTCCGCGAGCGCATGTACCAGCTAGCGATATATCAGACACTGGATACCAGTATATCGGATATCACGTTCCAGTATATCACTCCTCGGACTCTGATATATCAGTCTCTGATACAAGCGCTCGCAGCAGTAGTATATCAGTTTTGGTAATTAAATGACGTGTGTAATTAAATCGCTGGAGCGGGAGCTCTACGGAACGGAGCCGGAGCGGGACGGGACTGGAACAAAAAATCTCTCACCCGGAAAAATCCAGGATCCGGCCATTAAATAGCCGGAACATAGATCGATCTCGTCCCGATGATCACCATGCTAAGTGTCCCATTTGGAAGGGACTAGAAAAGTTTAAACTCGGACCTTCAGTTTAGGTCCCATTTATCACCCGTCTTCCAGTCCTCCGCATTGCCCGTCTTCCAGTCCTATCATGAAGCTCATCCAGTCCTACCAAACACATCAGATCAAGCTCATCATACTCCGTCGCCCCTCGATAAGTCGTGCTGTCATCCAGTAGTACTGAAGTATTTGAGTGCATTTATCACCTCTCCCCCTACCCCGAAATCCTACCACTTGTCGATGTGATTTGTGACGCGAGCGTGGGGCGAAGCCCCCGGAGAGCGAGTGGAACGAATGCAACAACACTCGAGGCGGATTCCCAGTCGTTCTCCCTCCAGCCATCCCTCTAGCCCTCCGTTGAGCCCTCCATCGGACCCCCCGCTACTTACCCGGTCGCTTACTGGGTACCTGGGTGCTTGAGCAGCGTATACTGCAACCCTCCTCCCGGCATATACGACCGCTTCAGGAAGTCGTCATCGACCAAGCCTCGGAATGCCTTGCGAGTCGCTGCTTCCGACAGATCGTTCTCCACCTGTGCTGCCTCGAGCTCGATGATCGACCCGATCTTGTAGTGCAGCAGCCAACGTTCGATCTTCGGCCTGTTGATTGCCTTACGTCCCGTCGTAGCCTTGGCGTTGATCTTGATGGAGTTGATGTTGATCTCTGCCTTCTCCATGGCCTTGATCAAGTAGCGCTCGATCAGGTCCGCGTCTCGGGAGCTGGAAATGTCTGCGAAAATAGTGTATCGTGTCATGGAATTAACCCTATACTTCTTTCAAAATAGGTTCAACACCTTACGTGTTTTAGACTGATAGCTGACTTGTAAACGAAAACCCCCAGAATCATCACATTGCACTTCATAGCATGTTTCGTTCGTTGCAGTTACGACGCAATATGGTGAAGCCTATTGCGCGTAACGAAGACAAATACCGCGCATACGCGCACCCGCAGGTGCACGCGCACGCCGCGCGAGAGAGCAGGCCAGTGTAGCCCTCACACAGCAATGCCCCACACCCTGAGGTATGGGACAGGCTGTCACATGTTGGCGTCTCGCCAGTCGATGGACCCCCACTCCATACCTTGATTCTGGTGGGGTGTCTGAGGGTAGTGACCCGCGGGCCGCTGGCAGTACATCGGGGGACCTATGAAATCGCCGGGGAAAATGTCGTGGCAGAACCTCGACCTACCCCCGGCCTTACCCCGGCGTCGCTCGATGCGGTTGCGGGTCGTGTAGGCGGCATACTCGACCAGCCTAGGGTACTTGAGGAGATAGAAGGTCTGGTCAAGACCGAGGCGAGTGTAGTAGCGCCCCAGGTGAATGCCTCGGCGAATCTGCTTCGCCCGCTTACCGCGCCTCATGCTGCCACCCCTCCTTGATCTCTCGATCGAGCTGCTCGATGTACTTCCAGTACTTGACGGCCAGCAGCTTGTCATCCTCGTAACTCGAGGACTCGAGCTTGACCGCCTTCTTCGCCCTCTTGTGTCGCTTCTTGAGCCTCGCTCGTCGTTCACGGGGCGTCAGTTGGATAGCCATGGGGTACCTCTCCTTCGATCACAGCTTGGATGTGGCGAGCAGCATCGTGCACCCTGCGCCGGCAAGCGTCGCACCAGCCTCGCCCGTTCGTCAGGTGTGGACGGATGATATCGGCGAGCTCGGGCTTCGGGGGCTCGCGGTGGTCAATGATCAAGCCAGTCCTCGTATTCCGGCCCGAGGGGGAACTCCCAAGGCTCAGAGAGGGCAATGGGCAACTCCCTTTCCTGCACAGGCATGATCACCGCGCACTGGAATTCGGCCTCCTCAGTCAACCGTATGGCCTCCTGGGAGCATCCCCACTTCGAGGCCGCACGCTTCATGTGGGTGGTGACCGTCGAGATCTTCACGCCCATGACATCCGCGGCCTGCTGTCGGGTCATGCCCGAGGCGATGCACACCACGGTGGCCCACTCTCGAGGAGTGAGCACACCGCGATGGACTACCACTTCAGCCTCCCGTGAGCCTCGTTCCAGCGGTTGAGCCAGAGCTGCTTGCGCGTGCTGGTCAGGCGAGGCCCGTACTTGCGACTGCCGTTGCAGACGAAGCACTCAGGCTGAGGCGGCGAGCTGTTGCAGGCCGGGCAGGTCAGCCAGTAGAGCCGGTAGCGACCCCACCAGTAGCTGATCACGAGTCGAAGTCGGTAGATCATGGGGTCTCCTTGTCAGAGGGGTCGGGGGTGAACTGAAGGTGAGCGCGGGCGATTCGCACGGTCGGGCAGGGGTAGGGCTCGCCGTCCTCGACGCAGTCTCCGAACATCTCCTTGGAGTGGCCCAGGAGGATCTGACTGAGCTTGTAGCGCATGATGAGCAACTCATCCACGAGGGGCTCAAGGGCGTACTCCACACGATGCCCCTCGAGCCCATTGGCGTCGGCCTCAGCCCATCGGGCCTTGAAGTCCTCGACCGGGTTGTCAAGCATCGGTCCGCTCCTTCAGCTTGAACATCTCGACCGCCTGCATCTCGTTGAGCACCTCGAGCTCCTTGCGGATGGCCTTGATCTGCTCGATACGCTTCTCGATGGCGTAGGCGAGGGCCTCCTCCTTGGTCTCCTTGTGAGCGATGGTGTAGCCGGGGCTCCAGAAGGAGCTCACCACCACCGGGTCTCGGCCGTCGGTCGGGCTGTTGACGAACCAGCTGCGCTGAGGCGTCTCGGCAGCGGTCATGTGCATCTTGGGGTTGTTGGCGCTCATGGGCGTCCTCCTATTCGATCTTGAAAACGTTGACGGAGTCGAAGGTCATGCCCTCGCTCGGCTTGTGTGGATGGGCATCGAAGACGTCGTTCATGCCCCTCTCGATCCTCGTGACCGCCCGATCCTTGACCCACTCAGGCGAGCCCTCGGGCACCTCCACGTTGAACGTGATGACGGCCTGAATCTTCATGATGGGCATTAGAGGAACTCCGGCGGTCGCGAGCCTCCACGGTCGGTCTTGTGACCATCGATCAACTCGAGGGCCGTCGGCATGGGCGCCATCGAGACCGAGATGCTGTACTGAGTCCCCTCGTTGCGGTCGCCCTGGGTGTGACTGAAGAGGACCACCACGTTGTCAGGCAGACCATCGATGAGTTCCCTGAGGTCACCCACCGTGCGAGGGGCCGTCATCACTCGAGACTGGGTCATGTGAGCCATTCGGTTCACCTTTCATTCGGCGCGATCGGTGCGCGATTGGGATATCGTAGGGCGATTTGGAAGCAGTGCTGATCGACCTGTACGCCATTCGCGCATCATTTATCGGTCAGCGATGTGAAGCGATTAGGGAGTCAATTTCCAGACGTTCGAGCCGCCCTCGATCATTTCCCTATCCACCTTTTCCTGGTCGAGCAACCGGGTCATCTGCTTATGCACAGTCGAGCGGTTGACCTTCAGTATATCAGCAAGCTCGCTCGTGGACAAAGGCTTACCTGCCTCACGGAGTGCATCGATTGCTGCATTGGTCTGAGGGTTGGCCGTCTTCTTGCGTCTCGGAGGCCTGCGGGTCTGTCCCTGGCCGCCTGCCTGACCCTGCTCATCAGCCTCGGCCTGAGCCTTTTCCTCCGACCAGGGTGCGATCTGAGGCGTCCACCACAGGTTGTGCACCTCGGTCATGCGGAAGGTCTGCGCCGGCACGGTCTTCGACTCGAGGTCGATTCGGATGTCCTTCATGCCTGAGCGAGCCAGGTAGATGCTGTCCTCGGCCCAAGCGTGGTTGGCCACGGCCCCGAGCATGCGCTGACCGGGTCGCGACTTCTCCGACTTGCCCATGTGATGGACGACCAGGACTGCAACGTTGTACTTGCGAGACAGGACCTTGAGCGGCTTGAAAATCTTGGTGGTCATTTCCTGCGAGCGGTTCTCATCGACATCGCCAGCGGTCATCATGAGAGTGTCGATGATCATGAGGCGGTAGGGCTCGCCATCCATGCCTGCAGCGAGCACCTCATCCAGGTGCAACTGCCAAGCCTCGTTGCTCAGGATGACGCCCGCCTGGATCATGGCGTTGATCTCGGGGTCGAATTGCTCATCCTGTGTGGGAGGCAGCCAGTAGAGTCCCGCTTCGCTATCGTTCCTGACTAGCTCGAACTTGTCAGTGCTCTTGTTGACCCAGATCTTTGCGCTGCGATTCTTGAGCGTCGTTGCAGGGTCCTCCTCCTGGATATAAAGTACTGGGCCGGGGTTGGCGACCCTGAACTCACCAAGAAAGTCCGCGCCAGTGGCGACAGAAAGAGCGAGGTCGAGTGCCACCCACGACTTGTACGACTTGGGCTCACCCGCGATGAACCCGCAAGCACCTTCGGTGAGGATGCCTTGTACAAGGTACTTCGGTTTCTTGATATTCTTGAGGAGAAAACCAAGGCGCTGAGGGCCCATCCGCTCGATGTCCTCATCGGCATCATCCGACTCAAGTTTTGCGATCGTCTCGTCAGATCGCTTAGCGATAGCCTTACTTGCCTCTGTGATGAGGCGACGCATCTCATCGTGCCGGTCTGCGAACTTATTCCAAACCGTCTCCCGTACGACCGCGACGATCTCAGCCGTCGATAGGCCCGCATCTGCAAGGCAGCGTGTGAGATACCAGAGCTGATCGCTCTTGTCGCCCGAAGCTTCACGTGCATTGAGCATCTCCCTAGCTCGGTGATTCAGTTTGAGTTTGACCGAGGCGATAACCGCGAGGCGGTCCACACCATCGATATCGGATGAGAGCGCTTCGCTCAGGTTGGTGTCAGCCCCAGTCTGAACCTCGGGCAGGTCGGCGAAGTCACCAGGCAGGTACTTGGGCCCATCGGACCAGAGCAGCTGGCCCTTGGGGTACTTCCCGTTCTTGTCGCGCAGGGCGGGCTTGTAGTTGGTGGTGTAAGGGACTCGAAGCAGCTTGGTCGTGTGCCACCCACCAGCATCGGCGCCGGTGTAGTAGGTCATACGCTGGTTCTCGTTGCCCGGCCAGCTGCTGCCGAGGAAGTCACCCTGACCCGCTACCCAGAGCGCCTGATAACTGCCCGGGCTGGTCTCCCAGGCGATGGTGGGCTGGTAGTCATCGATGGTGGAAGGATCGACCTTGTCGAGGTCAGCGAAGAGGGCCATCTCAGTCATGGCGGTGTCTTCGCGTCGAATGGGCGCCTCGAACAGCTGAGTCGACCAGTAGATGTCGTGCTCTTTCTGATCGGTGTTGTGCTCGAGGATGTGGTCGACGATCTTCTCGCGATCACGAGGCCAGAGGAAGGCCGGCCCCTCCATGAAGCCCTTGCGTCGCTCACCCGTCTCGCGTTGGATCTTGCGATCGATCCAGGGGAAGAATGCATACCCCTCCTGCTTGCGTCCCCAGGACTGGGAGATGATGCGCAGTGCGCGTTCGATCTCGCCTTTACTTGCCATTACTCAGGGTCCTCTTCTAGGCGTGTTGATCGGGGCACCTCAGTCATGCCCGCTGCTTGCTCTGCTTCGGTGGGGAAGCGCACCCTGACTCGGTTGAGGGTCGGTTTGTCAACGACAATCTCGCCCTCGTCATTCAGCTGGAGGACCCTAGCCAAAATCGTCCCTGATCTCGTTGTACTCATTCACGAGTTGTCCTTCACGTGCTGAGTCAGCTCACGAGCCAGGGTGAGGATGGCGTTGGCCTCGGGCGTCCCCCGGTCGGGGGCATCCTCGCCGAGGTACTTTTCCTGGAGGTAATCGAGCGAGAGCTTCCGGCCTCGGTTGAACCCCTCCTCCACACCAGCCTTGAAGATGGCGAAGTCGGGGTCGCCGGGCTTCAGCCGCTTGAGTCGATCGAGTTTCGAGCGCGCGTCGAGAGGCATCAGAGGTTCTCCTTCGGGGTGAGGGTGTACTTGTCGAGCAGCGATTCGCCCGCACAGATGTACAGGTGACCGGGTTGCTTGGTCTGAGGGTTGGCAGTCCACCCGCTGAAGAGTGCGGCCACCTCGACGGCCTGCGCTTTTTCTTCTGGGGTCAGGTCTTTCGTCATGAGGCAATTTTCTTTCGTGACGGGGGCTGTTGCGTTGCGTGACAAGGCACGTTTCGTTGCGTGCAATGGATCAACCCTATGTGATGAGAACGTTGGTGTCAAATGAGCATGACAAATTCCTTCCCGACCTTTGTCTACAGGCATCGAGTTGATAGGGTAGGGGCATGGCCATTCAAATGATGAGGAGGTAGCCATGAGCATGATCACGATTCGTGAGCTGCTGAAGGATGAGCAGTACAAGGCGTTCTTCACCAAGGTGCCCGTGCTGCCCGCACACTACACCCCCGAGAACCTGCCCTGGAAGCTGATGGTTCGCATGAAAGGGCAGTCGAAGTGGAAGGCGAAGCGCTACGGCACCTACCGAGAGGCCTTCGCCGCCCTGAAGCGACTAATGCCCAAGATCGATGATGCGGCGATCAACTGCCCCGCCCTCGGCTTCATGCCGCCCGTGAAGACCTACCGGCTCAAGGGCAAGACCACCGGCAAGGGCAAGCCCGTCCTGACCACCCGCATGTGGAAGGCGCCCATCGAGGCTGACATGGAGCCCCACTACTGGTGCCCTCACTGCCGCCGACCCACGGTCTTCCGATCGGCCGTTCTGCCGGCAAAGATCCTGGGCACCTATACCCTGCCCGCGAGCGAGCTGGCCATGCGCTGCAGCATCTGCGGTGCAAGCGAGCGGGTCGTCGACCTGCGCAACCCCCTGACCGCCCAGAAATGGGACCCCAACCGACCGAAGGTGCACTAATGGCTCACGCAAATGGACACATCGACAACATCCAGCTCGGCTCGCACATCGCCGACAGCAGTGATGCAGCGGAGGTGATCATGAGAGCCAATAAGGAGCTCGCCCATGGCAACTGGGACCTGAAGACCAAGGACAAGGTGGAGGGCTACGTCGATGAGCTCTCCGGCAAGCAGATCAAGATCATGCGCGCCGACTTCGCCTCCGAGCTCAAGCGCCTGAGCGACATGCAGCAGGCGATCCGCAACGCCCAGCGGCGCCTAAACAAGGCCCTGGGTGAAGACAACACCCCGACCTGGATCGACCCCAGTCAGGGTGAAAATGACTGACCATCAGTGGGTCAAGATGGAAGCCACCGCGATCGTCGTCGAGAGGGATGGTGTGGACCTGGCAGTCTATATCGACGACCTCGCCGAGGAGCTTTCGACCGAGATGGCGATGCTGGGTTGTTGGTTCTGTCACCAGCCGCTCACAACCGATATATTTGATACCGCGTGCCCTGCCGAGGCAATTTTGCCGAATGCCTTGACATCGCCTCGGGCATCATCTAAAGTCAAAGTATCGCCCCACACCGAAGGCGATCAACCGACCAACATGACCAAGGAGACGAACTAATGGCTGCTTACACCGAAGAGGAACTCAAGAAGAAGCGCCTCCCCGAGCTGAAGGACCTGGCTGCCGAGCACGCCATCGACCTCACCGGGCTCGCCAAGGGCGGCATCATCGAGGCCCTGCTCGACATCGAGGACGACGAGGAGGTCGATGACCTGGAGCCCGACGAGGCCGAGGACACCGACACCGAGTCGGACGACGAGGTCGACGACGAGGAGGAGGACGACGAAGAACTCGAGGTCGATGACGAGGAGGACGACGTCGAGGAGGCCCCGAAGCCCAAGGCGAAGACCGCCAAGGCGAAGGCGCCGGCGAAGCCCAAGGTCGACGCCGACGGCAAGCCCACGATCGCCGCGAAGCAGGTCGCGACCTACCTCGGCACCGAGGCGAAGACCCTGCGCCAGTTCCTCCGCAGCCCCGCCTCGACCTTCGAGGCCGTCGGCTCGGGTGGTCGCTACGAGTTCAGCGACAGCGACCTGCCCAAGATCAAGTCCGAGTTCGAGGCCTGGAAGGCGGGTCACGCCGGCCGGGGTGCCAAGCGGGGCAAGAACGCCGACCCCGAGGCGAAGTCCTCCGCTCCCGAGGTCGAGATCGAGGAGCTCGACGAGGACGAGGAGCTCGACGACACGCCGGCACCCAAGGCCAAGGCGAAGGCCAAGCCCGCTGCCAAGCCGGCCGAGGACGACGAGATCGACGACGACGAGATCGACGACGAGGACCTCGAGCTCGACGAGTAACACCCCCTGAACAGCCCCCGGCACCCACCTCACCGCCCGAACGGCAGTGGGTGACGCGCTTACCCGAAGCTTGACCTGGAGCATGACCAGGCGGGGGCACTGCTGCAAATCGCAGCTGTACCGAAAGGACAGTACCAATGGCACGCAAGGCTGAGAAGAAGTTCAACGCTCGTCACCAGAAGAACTTCGAGCGCAACCAGCAGCAGCACCGCTCGAACATCGCCGAACTGCAGGACGAGTTCGGCCTCACCGCGGGTCAGCTGCACGGCAAGCCCAGCAAGATCCTCCGGGCCCTCGCCCGGGCCAAGGACAGCGAGGTGCAGCGACGCGCCGAGGAGCACCGCCGCAACTCGGCCAAGGCTCAGGCCGAGGCCAAGGCCCGCGCCCATGTCAAGGCGAAGCGCGAGGCCGCCAAGAACCTCGTCGAGCAGGCCGACCTCGACCTCGCGATCAACGGGGAGCAGGACTGATGGGCAACGCAGCGCGCAAGGCCCGCAAGGCCGCCGGGATCAAGTTCCAGCACCCCGTCAAGGAGGGCACGCCCCTGCCCATGCGATCGAGCCAGTCCCGTCGATCGAAGATCAACCACATGGAGGTGCTCCTCCAGAACTACACGCCGGAGGCCCTCGGGCTCGACTGGGAGTCCCACATGAACCGCATGCGTCACGACTCGCAGAAGAAGCAGCACGACGAGGCGGAGCTCGACCTCGAGCTCGACCCCAAGCCCTTCCGCATCGGCCGCCGGCGGTTCGTCGACTACCGTGACGCGGAAGCTGACGACGACTCGCTGGGGGCCAAGATCGAATTCAGCCCCCGCAAGAAGTACGAGCAGGACATGATCAGGTACGAAGAGAGCATCTTCGAGGCCTCGTCCAAGTAGCCCTCCACACCAAGCAGCCCCGGCCATTGATTCGGTCGGGGCTGTTCGGTGGCGTCATGCGTGCATGATCGGTGCGAAGCATCATCGTATCGGCAGCTGGGTTGGTCCCTAATCGCCGTTCGTGCGCTTCGCAGGTCATTGATCGGTTGACCCTTTTGAGCGCTTAGCGTACTTCCCAGCCCGAGGTCGCTTATGCTTGACCTGGTCGAGCTTCCCGAAGCGCCGCTCATATTCGCGGTAGGCATCGATGCTGCAATGGTCGCGGGCCCCTCTGAGGTAATCCGCAGCTAGCGCACGGACGTTCATTTCGTTGAGGCCAGCGGCCCACTCGAGTCGAGCGAGCTGATAGCTGATGTCTTCCTTGTTACTCATGAGTCGGCAGAACCTGCTTCAGTGCGATGTCGATGGCAGCGAGGGCCTCTGCCGGCGAGCAGACGACGGTTGCCTCACCCTTCGCCGCGCGGATGAGCGAGTGCACATATGCCTGACGGGGCGAGACGTTCTCACGCGTTGCAGGGAGCTTGACCTCAAGCCCGACGAAGCGACCGTCAGCGCAGACGATCAGGTCGGGCAGGCCGGCCATCATAAACTCGCTGCCATGAACCTTGAAGACGAAGTGACCCGCAGCCCTCAGGGCATCCTGGATCTTTCTCTGAAGCTTGGCTTCTGGCTGGGCCATGATGCCCTCCTTTCTTGGTGTGGATGATACATGTATCTTACCCAACCATTCCCTGAAATAGCAAGGTGGTCGAACACCAACCCGCCCCGACCGATCAACTTGCACGGAAGATCGGGCGGGGCGGGCAGTTAGCGGGACGACTTAGAGGTCGTCGATGTCCAGCTCCTCGAGCTCGTCATCGCTGACCGTGTCAGCCTTGGCCTTCGCCTTGCTGACGCGAGGCTTGGTCGTCGACTTGGCGGCCGGCTTCTTGGTCTCGACCACCGCCGGCTCGTCGTCCTCGTCGTCGTCAGACTCGGCCGGCGCGTTGAGCAGGGCACGAAGGTCGTCGTCGGTCTGCGACTTCTTGGCGACGAAGCTGGAGTCGCGCTTCTTGAGCTCGGCCTTCAGCTGGGCGCGGTCGAGGGTGGCGTAGGGGTCGGTCATGGTCTCAGCCTCGGCCTCCTCCTCGTCCTCCTCAGCCTCTTCCTCGTCGGGGTCCTCGAGCGGGGCCTCCTCCTCGAGCGGCTCGTCCTCGTCACCCTCGTCGGGCTCGGAGTCCTCGTCGACGTCGGGGGTGTCACCGAGCTCGGCCGCCGGGAAGATGCCCGAGATGGTCGACTGCTCCTTGCCCTCGTACTCGTCGTCCTCGATGGTCACGCCGATGGTCTTGCCGATGAGCCGGTTGGGGTCGACCTGGACCTTCTTCTTCGGGATCGAGATGCCCGAGGCGATGAACAGGTTGCGCAGCTTCCAGAGCTGGTTCTCGACGAGCTTGCAGTAGTACGGGTGAACCGAACTGGGCAGCTTGTCGATCTTGATGGTGAAGAGGTACTGGAAGTTGTCGTCCTTGGCCTTGGCGTCCTCGACCTTGGTGATCGTGGCCGAGTAGTCGCCGGCCGGGATGCGCTTGCGGTTGAACGCACCACCATCCTTGACCTGCGAAAAGTCGATGTTCTGCTTGGAAGCAGTTCCCATGGTGTGGGCCTTTCTGGGGTTGGTGAGATGATCTGGTTGTACTTTATCATTTGGGCCCATCGGGTTCCAAGGGCCTCATTCTTAGGCTTTCTTCGCGGCGGGCCTCTCCGATCCGGTCCTGATCAGACGGACGAGCTTGGGGATGGTGGGGTTCCTGATCATGTCGGGAAGGGTGAAGTCCGATCGGTAGCCCGTGTCGTACTTGAGGGCCTCACCGATCCAAAGTCGCCGCTCGGACTTGCCATCGTCGTTCTTCACGACGTAGAGGCGACCGATGACGTCCACGATCGAGTTGGCGTAACCGCGCACTGCCTTCGGCATGTCGGGCACGAAGACCGCCGCGTCGCCGCCGGCATCCTCATCCTCTTCGCTGTCGTAGGCCTCGTCCATGCGCTCCTGGGCGGTGAAGATGATGCCCATAGGCAGGTTGTGGAAGCGGGTGAGCAGGTCCTTCATGAGCTCGCCGGCCTTGCCATAGTCGCGCTGCTGCACCATGCCGGGGATGCGATCGAGCGACTTCTCCTCCTGCAGCTTCATGACGTACTTGAGCGCCATGTTGGAGTACTTCGTGAGCCCGTCGACGACGACCCACTTGTACTGGTGGTTGCCATGACGAAGGAAGTTGTAGGCGTCGTCGAGGTCTTCCCACTTCTCGATGTGCCAGACCTGGGGGTCTTTGGTCTTCATCTCATCGGTGCCGTGCTCGGGATCGAGGACCAGCGTGTTGTCCACACCAGCCGAGATGGCGAAGGTCGACTTCCCTTTCTTGTTGCGAGCGTAGACGAGGATGCGAGGAAAGCGCTTGATCGTCGACGGCCGGGTGATGCGACCTCGTGCGACAGCGTTGATGTCTCCGGCCATCAGATCTGAGCCTGTCGCATCAGCTTCTCGATGCGCCGCGACTGCTGCTCGAGCATCGAGCTGAGCTGCTGGATGCGACGGCGCACCTTGGAAGGCTCGTCGGTGTCCTTGCCCTTCACGTTCGGGGCCATCCCCGACTCGACGTTGGTGTTGATCTCGGTCTGGGGTGTGAGGATGGGCTCGATGTGCCTCTCGAGCGCACCGCTGAGCTCACCGAGGATCGCGATGTTCTTCTCGAGGGCGTCGAGGTCGCGCATCAGACCCGGGCCTCGTTCCGACGCATCCTCGTTCTGATAGGCGTGAGAGCTATCGATGTTCCATTCGTTACCGGCGTTACCCATCATTACTTCTCCTTGATCATGTGGTCGATGCTGGTGTGGAGGGGGCCCTTGACGTTCTTGCCCGTAGTGTGGTTGAACTTGGCTTCCCCGTTGAGGTGATAGGTCTTGCCGCCGTCGTCGCTGAAGGCCTCGCTGTTGCGCTTGTTCTGCCACATGTCAGCGCCATCGGGGCCGTGGCCCTCGTGCAGGAACCACTCCTCGGGGTCGTCGGTCAGCGGCTTGAGGTTCTTGTACTGCAGCAGCTCGTGGATCACCCCCGAGGTGTAGGCGGCCGAAGAACCCGAGTGGCCCATCTCGCTGAAGATCTCGACGATCTTGAGCACGGGCTCATCGATCTCCGGACCGTTGCCCAGCAATTTGAGCTCGCGCTTGGCGTGCTCGACGAGGTTGCTCATTAGTTGCCTTCCTCCTTGGGCTGGTCGCCAGCCCGGTCGTTGTAGTAGTCGTTGGGGTCCCCAACGGTGTAGTTCTGCTTGATCAGGGGCTTGGTGTTGGCGCCCATGAGCTCGGCAGTACAGATGTCAGTGAATGAACACTGGAAGGTGCAGCCTCGCCCGACGTTGCGCTCGACGTAGTCGGGGTTACTGAAGTCGTACTCGTGCATCCGAAGCGAGGTCGTGTAGTTGCCCTGAACGACTCGCTCGAGCATATCGGGCGACTTCTCGAGGATGTCTCGTCGGAAGAAGTCCGAGGTCTGGGGCTTGCCCGGAACGTACTGCTGCGACTTGAGGTAGTTGGCCCGGTCCTTGTACTCCTGGGTGATCTTGAAGTTGGGGTTCTCGGCCTTGTACTTCTTGAGCGCTCGGACATAGGTCGGGTAGTCAGTGTCAGTCACCGACTTGCTGATCCGGCTACCATCCTTGAGCAGCTGAGGTGTGGCCGGCACCTTCCATCGGGCGTAGTTCCAGATGAACCCGTTGACCTTGAGCCCGTTCTCCTCGGCGGCCCAGAGATAAAGGGCAGACTGTGCATCGAGAAGACGGAAGTTGGCGTCAGGCAGGGTCTTGTGCGACTTGTGATCGACGAGCCAGAGGCCGAACGCGTTGCGGATCAGGGCATCGACCTTGCCTCGATAGATGGTGCCATCGGGCAGCTTGGCCTCGAGCTGGAACTCGTTGTCGACGTACTCCCATTCATCTTGCTGGTAGTGCCACTTGTACGCGAGCATCATCTGCTTGAGCTCGGTCGGCATGTCGCCGTAGTAGTCCTTCTCCTCATCGAAGAGCTGGTTGAACTGCTTGGTGTAATCCTCGTGCACCTCGCGCCAGTCCTCGCCCCGACCATCGGCCTCGAGCAGGGAGTGCCACCAGGTACCGCGCTTGAGCGGAGTGCCGAGCCTCTTGGGCTTGAGACGGTGGACGTACTTGAACTCCGCCTGCTTCGGGCAAGTCCGGAAGGTCTTCAGCATCGAGTGAGTCGAGATGCGCGCACCCTCGCCATCGTTTGCCTTCGCGTCCCAGTACAAGCCCTGGGCTGGCCGCTCCCCAATGGAGCCGAGATTCACGGCTGTCAAAGCAACTCCTAAGTAATTGGTGTCACTATTCTATGACGGGGACGTTCTCCGGGTCAATGGTGCGCTGCCCTGACCTGTCATACTTCAGCTGCCCATTGTCGTACTTGACCTGTGCATTATAGAAGTCATGCTCGAGGCCATCGAGGAAAGCTCCCAGTTGATCCGTGCGCTCCGCATATGAGCGCACCACCTCGATGCTTTTCCACTTGCCCCAAGACCCTGAGCAGTAGCCGCAGCCCCCAACCAGGCACACCTTATCTGCACCCTTGCATATCTTGCGCGCGACTGGCTGACGAATGCTCATGCTGTTGTCCTTCCTGCGTGGAACTGAGCCCACTCGATGGCCTCCCGATAGGTTTTGAACGATCGACTCATCGACTTGTTCTTACCTTGCGTCCAGGCGCGCCAAACAGGCCCCTTGCTCTTGCCCCATCGACTATACTTACGAACGAACCATCGACCTCCCTTGACTGAAGGCTTACCAGCAGGCCTGAACCGCGGGGGGTATCCTGGCCAGTCAGTGGGAAGAAAAACTCGTCGAGTCATGCTGCTCGCTTTTCCTCTGAAGTCAGGTGGTAATGGTTGGTACGAGGGCAGCGATAGTAGCGAACTTCGCCTTTGTCCTTCCACACCCTGCGAGCGAGGGCGATCTTAGCTTCAAGCTTGTCGGAGAAGATCACCTTTTGTGCTCGGGAGCAGAAGTTCGGTTCGGCCATTGTATTCACCCCCCGTGAAGTACTTGCCCAGCAGCTCCTGCCTCATGAGTATTTCCTCCATGAGCTGCTTCTGGTATGAGACGAGGTCGTCCATAACCCAGTAGTTCAAATTATTTCTCGAGTAGATCAAGTGAGTGAGATTGCCACGCTTGATCATGTCTCGAACCTTGGCATCGGCATGAGCTCGAGTTTCGGGTAGGGGATCGATGCCAAGGTGATTCAGCCCCTGGCCGTACTCGAGATGAAATGGTAGTCGATCAGTCATGGCACCACCCTATCACTACTGGCCCTTGTAGTCAAGCCTGAAGTCGTACACCTGGTCGGGGCTCAGCTCGGTCTTGTCACCCCAGTGCTGCCCGACCGCAACATCGGCGATGATCGGGATATCAACCACCGTGCCGAATCGCTTGTATACGAGGTCCATGTCCTCCATGGTGTCCTTGATGATCGGCAGCGCCCAGGCCAGGTGGTCATCACGAATCTCATAGTTGATGGCATCGTGCACGAGGCCGAGGCAGTGACCTGCGATACCCCGCTCGCGGAACTGACGATTAATCTCGATCATGCTGAGCACGGCGAGGTCAGAAGCGAAGCCCTGAACTGGGCTGTTGATCGCCTGGCGCTCAGCCTCAGCGCGCACCCCCTGATCGGGCGAGTAGATGTCAGGGAGGTTACGGACGCGCCCCAGGGGGCTTTCGACCCGCCCATACTGATTGACCAAGCGTCGCTGCTTGGCGTGCCATGGGAGCAATGCAGGGTATAGCTTGAAGTAGGCCTTTCGGGCAGCCTCGGCATCCTCGATACTGAATCGTGAACCATAGTTCTCGAAGGCGGTAATGGTGAACTTCTTGGCCCCCATACCATAGAGGAACCCGAAGTTGACGGGCTTGCCCACCTTCTTGCGAATCTCGCCCGTGATCTCAGACTTGGGCAACCCAGTCACGGTCATGGCGGTGCTGGTGTGAATGTCACCACCGATCGAGTAGATGTGCTTCATGTTCTCCTCGTTAGCGAGGAAGGCTGCCACCCTCAGCTCAACCTGCGAGTAGTCAGACTCGACGAAGGTCCACCCGGGCGGGGCACCAAACATGCCCTTGATGAACTTATCCCGAGGCACCTGCTGAAGGTTGACCCCTCGCATCTTACCCCGAGTGCCACTGATCTTGTCAGCGTCAGCCTTGCCCGAGCTCAGTCGCCCAGTCACCGTGCCGGCAAGCTTGAACGTGGTGTGGATGCGGTGATTGTCGTCGTAGAGGGCCTCGTATGGGTTGAAGAACGAGGAGAGGTGCTTCTGAGCGGTGACGCGCTCGAGCATGTGCTTGACGACCGGGTGGTCATCCTTGAGCTCCATGAGCACACCTTCAGCCATGCTGGGGTCACCGGGTGAACCATCGGGCTTGGGCTTGCCTCGCTCGACGACGCGCAGCCCACACCATTCGAAGAGCATCCATCGTGCGAAGATCGAGGCATTGAAGTTCTCAGCCATCGGGATACGCTTGTCACCCGACTTAAGATGCTTGATGTTGGCAGGCCAGTCAGGGTCATCCTTGTCGGGCAGGCCCGCTGCCTCACGAATGTTCTCCTCGATGATGCGCAGTCGCTCTTCAGCGATGGGCTTGCGCTCCTTGAGTCGCTCGACGTCGATCCATACCCCGCGAATCTCGCTGTCGATCAGCTCGCGCTGGGCAGGCATGGTCTCGAACTTGAAGATGCGGGCCAGGCGAGGCTGAGCAGCGAGCTCCTTGACGAGCTGCTTCTTGATGTGGTACATGTACCAGGTATCGAGAACGTTGTAGTGAAGCACCTCCTTGAGAGGCTTCGACTGCAGGTTACCCGTGTCGATGCCCCAGGGCGGTACACCGAGGCGAGACATGGCCTGAGGCTTCAGCCCCTTTTGCACATTCTCATTCAGCAAGTGGACAGCGAGCATCGTATCGAAGGTCGGGTAGAGGGGGACCCCGTACCAGATCATCCACTTGCAATCGAAGCTGGAGTTGTGGGCAACCACCTTGCGGATCTTCTTGATGTGACGACCGAACCATCGAAGGATGGCCTGCCACTTGTTGCGCCATACCGACTCAGGGTGACTGAGGGGCAGGGCGAATACCACGAGACCCTTGGTGCCATCTGGTTTGATAACCTCACAGGTACCTGCAACAGATACCATCTCGCTATCAGCTTCGTAGTACTCGCCCATCGTGGTCTCGATATCGAAGTCGAGCTCGTCAGTCATATCAAGGATACGCCCCAGCTTATCGAGGGCCTCTTTCGAGTCGACGACCAGGTACTTGGGGTCCTTGATACCGACTGCCTTGTCATTGACCTTGTTGGCAAACAGGCGAAGGTCAGCGATGTATGCGGGCTTCTGGCCGGGGTTGCGATTGACTGCCGAGGGCGAGACCGTCGCCATGACAATGGCATCACCTCGGTCGAAGGCGCGCCCTCGGTACTTGGTGATGCCCGACTTGCCGATGGTAGCCAGCAGCGACTCATTGCCGAGCGCAAGGATAAACTTGGCATTAGGCATGCGATCGAGCTCGGGGATCAGGTACTCAGCCGCGTGATCCTTGAGCTGCTTGTTGGTGAGGCTCACGTCGAACTCGGAGCACTTGATCACCGGGGTGAAGCGCATCTTGGCGGGATCAAGACCGAGCCCACTCAGCTGCAGCTCGAGCGCATCCTGGAAGCGCCCCGACGACTTGCGATTCGTGACCACCACGATCTCAGCATCCATCGAACCGATGCCGTATGTACCTACGACATGGCCCTTGTCACACAGCTCGCAAATGTCATCCATATGACTACCTTACCTTACTGGGGTCGACATGTCAATGACGTTGAGCCCCGCCTGGTGAAGGAGTTCCACACCCGAGGTGAGTCGGTAGGGCGTCCTGAAGTAGACTGTGTTGATCCCCGCGTTGATAATCGAACGAGCGCATGCTGAGCAGGGCGCATGGGTCACGTGCATGTCACCTCGGTTCAGCTCGAGACCGTGCTTGGCAGCGAAGCTGATGGCGTTCTGCTCGGCATGCACAGCCTGAGTGCAACCTCCCGAGGGGCCATCACCTGGTCCGCCGAGCATTCGAGTCATGGTATGACCATCCCAGTGGAACACAGTACCGACTGCGATCTGCTCTTCCCAGGCCTGAGCGTCCATCATCTTATGGAACCACCCGGGGGCAACGTTCCCAGGCCCAACGGTGTACTTCTCGTGAACGCAGTGAGGCAGGCCCTTAGGCGTACCGTTGTAGCCTGTTGCGATGATCCGCCCATCACGACTGACCACCGACCCGACCTGCAGGCGAGAGCAGGTTCCTCGCTGAGCGACGACCTCGGCCATCTGCATCAGCATCTCATTGCGTGCTATTCTGCCCATGTCTGACCCTGACTCTTGATGTACTTGATCCGATCGACGTCCGCGTCGAAGATGTGCATGTTCTGGGTGTGGAAGGTGAGAGTGCCCGACGAGAGTACCGGCGTGTCACCCTGATCACGAAGCAACCCGTTGAGCTGTTCCACTACCCACTGGTTGAGGCGACCCGCCATGTAGATATCGTCCTGGAAGTGACGAAGCAGATCGGTCGAGCGCATGAAGTAACTCATGTGCAAGATGCCATGGCGCATGATGAACCCGTACCCGAGGGTGCAGGGGACTCGCTTGCCCTCGCGCACGGCGGTGAGGTCCTCGGGGAACCAGAGGGGCAGGTAGGCCTGGCGAGTCATGGGCGACTTGTGGAGGATCTGAACGATGTCCTCGAGATCGCCATACTCGAATCGGATACCTTGGTGAGGTGACTGAGTGATATCCCAGACATCGCCCTCGGCATGGTCAACCTCTTCCCTCCCTCCATTTGCCAGCTTGGGCCACATACGTTCGGGGTAGGTGTGACTGAAGGCCTCACCCTCGCTCTTGTGAGCGGCGTTCGTGGTGTTGTCTTTCCTGGCGGCGAAGGGCCACCATGCCTCGCTGGGGGCAGGGTTGAGGGCCACACCCCCGACTCGCTCTTGGAAGTGGTCTTCAGCCCAGGGCAGGTGTGCCCCTGTCTGTCGAGCCAGTTCCTGTCGCGAGCCGGGGATGCGGTAGGAGCAAACCACGTTCAGCAGTTCGCGCATCGGCGTACCGATCTTCTGGCTCTGCCATTCGCCGACGTTGATCGGCTTCTCGAGAAGCAGTCGATCCTGGATGTCACCGAACATCTCCTTGAATGGGTCGGTGATCGATCGCGCTTCGGTGCTGAATGCGAACATGATTCTATCTCCTACGGGCCCTGGGAGCGCTTCTAAGCGCTGGCGGACTGGCGGTCGAGAGCGCGCTGCTCGTTGCTGTTGAGCGTCGCAGCGGCGCTCAGGGCGACGTTCGGGTCCTGGCTCTTGCACAGCTCCTCGAGCGTGCTGACCGCGATGGACTTCTCGGCATCACTCATCGTCATCCTCCTCCTCGTCACCACCGACGAACGGTTCGCCGTACGACCTGCTGATGGGCATGCCGATTGGTGACAGGTCAAGGCTACCAACCTTTACGCTGGGGAGCAACTGGTAGGCCTTATAGTATTCCTTTTCCTGCCCGACCTTGTCGCCCTTTTTCCAGAAGGACCAGCCCTCGAAGCCCTCGGCAGCCTCAAGCCCGAGCACCTCGGTGTGGAACCGCCTCACGATGCGACGGAAGGTGTTGTAGGTCATGTCCCCGTAGGTACGACCCGCTCGGTCATCTTTCAGGATGCCCTGCAGCCACTTGCGCGACCCCTTGATCGCAGGGTGATCGACGATTTCTCGCTTCTCCACACCCTTGAGCTCGGAAGAGGGCTCCATGAGCAGGCGACGATAGTGCACGCGCTTCGTCTCGTCGACATGGTTGAGCATGTAGGCGAGGGACTTGAAGTTGTGCCACTGGATCGCCTGGTTGACCCAGACGAACTTGATGTCCTTGACGTCGATACCCAGCTCCTTGGCCAGGTACCTGCCGATGACCCAGGCGACGGTCAGGTCGAGGGCTCCGATGTAGCCGAGGTAGCTGGTTCGGCTATATAGCGTGATCTGAGGAACCGGAAGGGCCTTGTAGGAGATGTTGAGCATGCAACTTCCCCAGGACCGAGTTTCCTTATTCGTGTGACCCGTAGCGGCACCACCTCGGGGCTTGACGATCTTGGTTCGGAGGACGGCGATGCCTCGGTGCTTGGTGCCGATCTTGCTCGTGACTCGCCCAATCCAGGCCTCCAGATCTTCAGGATCGATGTACTGCCTCAGCATCATGGCCCACCGACCCTTGGTGAGCCAGGCAGACTTCATGTCGAAGTCCCAGTCCATCGAGTCGGCCTCGGCGATCACGTCATGGATCGAAACATCCACCGAGGTGTTGAGGTCGATCTCATCCGGCTTGGCATGGATCAGGCTCTCGACCAGCTGGTCGTAGAGCTCGGTCATGGTGGGTGCGGTGTAGTGTCTCACCAGGCGGCCTCGAAGCTTTCGATCTGGTCGATGGTCAGGGGGATGGTCTTGCTGTCGACTCGAACGCCCGGCTTGGACTTACCCTCGTCGATGATGGGCTGATCCGGCAGGGGCGTCACCCTGCGGTACTCAGCATCGATCATCGTCATGTCTGCGAGGTGATTGCCGGCGAGCCAGTCATTGGCGAGCTGGATGTTGACGAACGGGATGATGATCTTCTTGTAGATCGTACCGCTCTTGAGCTTGATGTTGGCGTAGCAAATCTTGCGGCCGTTGTTATCGTAGCCCATCAGCTGTGCCACCGTCCGCCGCCGACCTTCATGACGCAGTAACCCGACTTGCCGTCGGGCAGCATGGTGCACTTGACGGCCTCGTCGTCGAGAGCCCGGTGGCACTTCGGGCACTTGGTGCTGACCCCATCGTAGCCCTCCTGCTGACGCTTGAGGTTCGTCGCCGCCTTGCGCTCGTAGCGCTCGAGCAGCTCATCGGGGTGCATGTCGACGGTCCCCATGAGGTTCATGAAGAAGTGGAAGGCGTCGACGAGCTCGCCCTTGAAAGCCTCCTCGTTGACATGGTTGCTCTTGGCCCAGGGCTTCCAGCCCACCTCGCCGAGGGCCTCGTGCAGCTCGTCCTGAGCGGCGAGGTTCTGGATGGCGATGAACTGCACCTTCCGAGCATCGGGGTACTCGTGAAGTGGGGTGCCGTCACCGAAGACGTTCACCTGCATCTCCATCTGGTGGTCGTAGGCCTCCTGGAAGGTCATCGGCCTCTTGTTGTCAGTCATTGTACGTTCCGTTCTTGAGTGCTTCGGCGATTCGACCAGTGAAGGCGGGGAGGCCCCAACCGTCGATGAGATCGTGCTCGTAGTCCCACACGAAGGTGGTGAAGAGGATGCTCGCGCGGTCGAGCGAGGCCCGAAGGACGTACGAGTCGTAGATGCTCGAGAAGATGTCGGGGTCAGCGACCACCTTGTTGTCGGGGTCGTCCTTGACGTTCGCCCAGGCAGTCGACTTCTCAGGCAGGCAGTAGATGATGATGGGCTTGATCCTCGAGAACCGATGGATGCGAGGTGCGAGCCAGGTGAGGTCGTTGAACCCGTCACTTGAGCGACCGAGAGCGGGGCCGTAGATGGGCTCCGAGATGAGGCGGTGACGATCGAACAGCATGCGCTGGAATCCAGTAGCGAGGTTGCGATCCACCCAGCGCTGCAGGTCGACCATGGCCTCAGCATCCTTGCTCACCACCCTCGGGGCGATGGGGATGTCGAGCGCTCGGCTCAACTTCTTGATCAGCGTGGTTTTACCCGCGCCATCGGGGCCTTCGATGATCAGCATGGCTACCTTTCTAGGTTGTAATATAACATTATACCAGCCTGTGAACGCGGCTGTCAATGAATCGATTCTTAGAACCCCTGGCCAGTACGAAGGAGTCGCTCGGGGCTCATGATCATCTTCTTACCGATGTCACCATCCTCCATCAGCGTCTCGTACATGAGGAAGTCGATGGTGCCCGCAGCGAGATAGAACTCATGGAAGGTAGGCTTCTCGCTCAGTGCGATACGGTCGGAGAACTGCCTGAAGTTCACCCAGCTGGTGGGCAGGCTGTACCATTGCATGATCGATGCTGCGGAGAGATCAATGGCTTCTCCAGCGGCCGCAGGCTGACCAATGAAGATCGCACCCCCTCGCACCTTCGAGAAGGCCTTAGGGATCGGGGCACGGTCGGCCTGCTTGACCCCGCCATGAATCGAGAAGACAGGTACCTTGAGCGACTTACCCAGCTCCTCGAGTCGGGCGATGTCGTGCTTGAAGTGGGCCCCGATCACGACCTTCTCATCAGCCTCCATGAGGTCCTCGAGTCGGTCGCCGATGATACGAAGCTTCTCAGCCCCGATATTGACGACCCTACCCTCAGGGTGCTGAGGCGAGGGCGTCGTCTTCGTGATACCCGAAGTGATCTGCTGCAGGCGAAGGTTCTGTACCAGTCGGATCGATGCCTCAGTAATCTCACCTGTGTGGATTCGAGCCACCATGTCCTCGGCCATCTGGTCGTACAGCTCAGCCGATTCCTCAAGCTGCACCGGGATGATCTGAGTGGTCTGCTTCGGCAGGTCGTAGCATTCCTCGCGAGTGATGCTGAAGCTATCCTTGTGGATTTGCTCATGCAACTCCTCCTCGTTGCGAGTGCCGAGGAACTTCTCATACCCGTCCATGGCCATCCATCGACCATACCGAGCCTTGAACTCCTTGAAGTTCATGCCGGCGAATCGACCAGGGTTGAGGAACTTCCACTGGCTGTAGACGTCATAGAGCCGCTTGCTCTTCGTGACGACCGTACCCGTCAGGATCAGGCGGTACTCAGCGAGGGGACCGAGGGAATGAATGGCCGTCGACTTCTTGGCCGAGGGGGACTTGATCCGGTGCGACTCATCGAGGATGATCAGCTGAGGGTTCCAGCGCTTGATCTTGTCCTTCATGCCATAGCGACCCCCTCGCTTGTTCGATCGCATGTGGTTGCCATGCTTGTCGAGGACCGGCTGACCCTTTTTCTCGCCCCTCAGGTAGTACCGAAGCTCACCCGGTGTGGAAAAGGCATCATAGTTGATCAGGATGATGTCCAGGATGTCCTTGCCATAGGACGGCATCGTACCCTCTTTGCGACCCTTGCGGTCCCAGATGGTGAGGCGGTACTTATGAGGCATGTTCTCGGCAAGCTGATCTATCCACACCTGAATGGCGACGACGGGCCCGATCATCATGACTCGGTTGACCCCGTACTCCTGGTGAAGGATGGCCGTGTAGTCGATAGCCACCTTGGTCTTGCCGGTTCGAGGCTCCATCAGCAAGGCACCCCCGAAGCCCGTGCTCAGCAGCTTCTTCAGCGCGAGCACCTGGTGCTTGTACGGTCGCTTCTTGTAGCGGTACTTACCCACGTGAGTTGGCCTCTCCTGTTGCCTTGAGCTGCTGGCACCGAACGCAGTCCGGGCGAGTCACCTTGCGGATGGCATAGCGAACCTTGGGCTCATTGCTATGGTCGATCTCGAAGTGCTTATGCAGGGCCTTGACATCGGCCCATTTCCAGTGGGGAAAGCATTCGATCTCCGATGTGTTCTTGAGTATGTAACCCATCTCAATATCCGTTCTGTGTCGGGTACCAGTACCCCTCGGCGGGCTCTTCTTTCCACCCGTACTGACCATAGTGCTCGGCGTCCTTGCGGAGCAGGTTAGCTCGGTGAGCAGAGTGGAACTTCTTGAGGCCCAGCCAGGGCGGCTTGGTCGGCATGCGTCGCTCGAGGGGCAGGGTATCGAACAGGGCTTGGGTTTTCTCCAAGCATGTATCCTGGAAGGGCTTGCCCTTGGCGCTGAGGCGGCTGGTCCATTCGTTGCAGATGGCGACCTGATACGACAGCAGAGCATACTCATGCCCGGCCCACACCTTCGTGGCGGGGTGATTGATCCATCCCACACCCTCGATGAGCGCTCGCATGATCTGCAGGGTCTCGACTCGCTGCTTACCGAGGCGCTTGTTGTCGAGCACCTTGGCCGATGAGGCGAAGTTGCGGTACGGCAGGAATGTCTGCATTAGTCCTTCGATTCGAAGTTGTGAGCACCGAGGGTCGGTGCGGTCAGCCCGTGGGTGTAAAAGCCCATCGACTGCGGCTTGCCCAGCTGATTGACTATATCATACTGAGGCACGCCGATGATGTCAGCGGGCTTGATCAGGTTCTTGAGGAACGACATCACGGGCACCGGGCGTCGGCAGTCGAGGCAGACTTGCCACCCGTACTTGCCTCCTCGCTTCGTGCGCGCCTGCTTGCGAGCCTCATTCACCCATGCCGAGCCGCACTTGCAGAAGTTGCCTGGGCGGGCGAAGAGACCGACTACCCGATACCCCTTGCCGTTGCGCGATGCCACATCAATTTGCTCGCGCAAGCGAGATGCCGTAGCATCATCATCGAATTCGATGAGGAGGTATCTGCCGGCCATGTGAAGGCTCCTATGGGAATGTCGTGGGAATTGATACCTCAATACTATATGACCCAGAGCACCATGTCAATGTTTCCACTTCCTTGACAAGCTGATAGGTAGCATATTAGAGTACTGTATGTCGCTTCAACAAGCTGCACCCACATACCAATCCACACCAAACAAGGAGAACATCATGGTCGCCAAGGCGAAGTCCACCACCAAGACCAAGGCTGCAACGAAGCCCGCCCCCGAGCCCGTCGTCGAGGCCGAGGAGACCGAGACCGCCTTCGGTGTCTCGGACATCGCCGACCTGATCAAGGTCGACACCGGCAAGGAGGTCAAGACCCGCGACCTCCGCACCCTCCTCCGCAAGATGGCCCGCGACGGCCGCCTCAACCGCGAGATCGTCGCCGGCAACCGCGCCCGCTGGGAGTGGACCGGCCCGGAGGACCCCGAGGTCGAGGCGATCATCGAGGCCTACAAGAACGGCGAGCTCGACGCGGACAAGAAGGAGAAGCTCGACGCGCTGAAGCAGCGCAAGGCCGAGCAGCGCGCCGCGAAGAAGGCTGCCGAGGAGGCCGAGGCCGAGGACGCCGAGGAGCTCGAGGACGACGAGGCCTGATCCTCGCCGGCACCTGCTGCATCTAATCGTACCCCCTGAGCTTGGTCGGTCTTGCTCAGGGGGTACGGTTTTGTGTGCGCGCTTCGCAACGCTGACCGATAAATCACTCGACTCATAGGGTGCACGGCGATTGCAGCCCTCTCCCAGCCCTTGCAACATCATCCCCAATCGATCATGCGCACCGATCGGAAAGTCGCCCAACACTAACGAGCGCCCCGGCATGATGTTACTCCCTTGCTACCCGGTTACGCATTGCCTCGTCATCAAACATCGAATCAGAATGGTACGTTAGTGGGTCATGGGGGATTGGCAACAATCCGGGGCGTCGTCGCATACCATACTTACCGGCAAGCCGGGTTTCTGGCGCAGGAAAACCCTATCACGACTTGATAATGTAGTTCAAGGCCATATAGGGCTGGAGCGAGGATTCAGCGGCGGTCACTCCATAGACTCGAGTGTGGTGAGTCATGGCTCGAGAGTCGCTGGCGACCGAAGAACCCGCGACGTGATAGGCGCCCACTGCAGCAGGTCCGCGAGGGTTGAGCGAACTAGCCTGGTAACCGATGATGAGCGAGTTGCCGCCAGTTGCACCGATCGCTGCGGACAGGTCACCCTCGGTGTGGGAGTGAGCCTTGGCGCCACCCACCTTGCCGACCGAGTTGAACTCAGTCTGACCCGAGTCGTAGCCCAAGACCGTCTTACCCCTGAGGTCAGGCAAGATGAACGTCGTCGAGTCGATGGGGCTACCATATCGAAGACCGATGGCGGCATAGAGGTCGGGGTAGGTAGCTCGCTTGAGGAATGCGCCGTTGCACATGAGCCAACCGGGAGGAGCCTGAGTACCGGCGAAGGCGACTATCATGCCGGCGGGCTGAACGATGCTGCCATCTCGGTGGTAGATATCCCCGATCACATCGAGAGAACCCTGCTGGTGATACTTGCCGATTCCCACACCAAGCTTGCCATTCCAGTGCATGAAGATGGTAGCGGTGGGCATCGTCAGGATGGTCGACGAGGTCATGAAGTCATCGGTGACATCCAGCTTGACCTCCCAGGCATCCTCAACCCCGTATCCCGGACCGATGCCTCGGTAATTGCTATAGCTTACTCCGCCAGGTGTGAGCGAGATGACCTCAGTCCAAGCAGTCACCCCACGTTTGCGAGAAGAGACCTTGAAGCTCAGGGCATTCTTCTGCACGTTGTCGACCATCAGTGACTGGACGGCCAGGTTCATATTGACCCGGATGTAGTCGCTCATCTGGTCGGGAACGTTCTGGGAGGTAGCTCGCTGGATCGTAGCGCCGAGGATGCGAGGCGGGCTGTAGTCCAGCACTGTGATGTTCTTGGTCCTCGTCGCCGTACGACCTCGTGAGTCGGTCAGCGTCGTGGTGATCGTGTTGACTCCAGCAAAGGCCAGCGGGGTAGTCTTGGCAGTTCGAGTGGTGAAGACCTGACCATTCACCGTGACCTTGTAACTCGTGATGGTTGCCCCGTACAAGCCTCGGGGGTTGGTGACCGCCAGCTGCAGAGTGCTGATACCTCGAACGAAGGCGCCAATGTTGGCAGCAATTCCCGGCGTACCTTCGACCACCGTCGTGTCGTCCCACTCGGGCAGCACGCTGGGGTTGGGCTGGATGTCAATCCGAGTGTCCTTGATCCCGACAAGCGTAGCACCATTGTAGGTGTACACCCGGATGAATCCGTAGCCCGAAGCATTGTTGGGGATGTAGTTCAGGGTCTCGAGCGGGATCAAGAAGCTTGCTGCGTCGGTCACCCGGTTTGCCACCTGCTTGGCGTAGGAACCGAAGAGCAGGTCGACATCGTGGGTGAAGCTGGTCGATGCGCGGGGCAGGGTGATGTCCTGGATGTCCCCAGCGTTGATCAGCGGGTACCTAAGCGACGCCTGAGTCGCTCGGGGGATTGTGGTCAGTGCGAGGGTCAGGCCCGGCCCAGCGCTTCCCAGCAGCGCAGCATTGACGACCGAGCTTGCTCCAACCGCCTGAGACCCGTCCGCATTGTGAGTAACCTGCAGATCAGTGTTGAGCAGCAGCAACGAATCGACGTTGCGGAAGTCATAGGTGAAGTTGCCCGAGTAGTTGACCCCAGCGACGACCACCGACCAAGTGCTGTTGTTGAAGCTGTACGTCGGCGAGGCCGAGACCTTGACGATGCGGAGCTGGATGTTGACGATGGAGTAGTTACCATCGATGCTCTGGCTCGACTGGTTGACAGTCAGGTCGAGGCGGAAAGCCGACCTACCCGAGAATGTCTGTGACGAAGTTGCCATTAGAGGGCCCTAACCACGGTACCAGTACCGTACTTTTCAAGCTGGTGGTAACCAAGGATAACCTTCTCGCCTACCAGCTGGTCGACGAAGAGCGAGCCGGCATTCCAGTACGAGACCACATTGCCCTGCTCGAGCATCTCGATTCTATCATTCCGGATCGCCACAGCAAAGGGTGAGTCGGGTGTGGAAACTGTAGCACCGTCGGGCCCGAACTCGTAGTAGGTTCGCATCTCAGCGACCCCATCTTGAGCATTGCCTGCAGCAGCAGTGGCGGCATTGACCTGGCCCGCGATGATGGTCACGGTACCATTGGCACTGATGTCCAGGTCCTTGCCAACCGAAGGCGAAAGGTGAGAGACTTGAATCGCTCCCGCCTTGACATTGTCAGCTTCCACACCCCCGACTGCGATTTCTCGCGCGGTGATCGTTCCCGCCATGAAGAGTTCGGCGATCAGCGTACCGACCTGGATCTTACTGGCATCGATCAGTCGAGCCTGCAGGTGTTCAGCGATGACCTGAGCCGCGCCGATCTTTCGGGTCGTGATCGACCCATCGACGATGAGTTCGCCACCGTTCTTGTGGCGCATGCTGAGGCCGTCGAGCCAGATGTTACCAGCAGTGTGGTTGAAGTTGAGCGACATCTGCAGCGCGGTGATGCCGGCAGGAGGTACGTAGGTGTACGTGAGCGGAACCCAGGTATCGACGAAGCGAGGGTTTGCACCATAGGCGACTTGCTGCAGGCCCACATTGTTCTTGTCGCCGAACCGAAGCTTAGCATTACCATCCAGCCCATTGTAGGCCGCGTCAGTTCGGACATACATGGTGATGAGGTATTCCTCACCAGGCACCACGGTGAGAAGCGACTCGAAGAGGAAGGTGTTGACGGTAGCACTGGGCCCGACCCGAAGCGAGGCGGTGCCCTCGTTGACTACGATGTTATCCAACGAACTGCGAGCCGAAGCTGCCAGACCCACCCAGGGGATCAGGTTCATGCTCTCGAAGTTCGACCCATCGAACAGGTTCTCGAAGTCAGAAATCCTCAGCTTCTGGGTGCCAATGCTACTCGCCTGAAGACGGTCAGTATTCACAAAGCCCGCGGTCAGCTTACCCGCGTTGAGGTTGGCGATGGTGGTGTCGTCAAGGGTACGGGCAAACCAGTCAGTGCCGTTCCACTCGTACTGAGCGACGATGACCCCAGTGACCGAGTTGCGCACCCAGGCGATGTCCCCCGCAGCCCGACCCGGCGTCGATCGAGTGGGCAGCGTTGGTGCGTTGAACGTGAAGATGGAGTTCTTGCCGTCAGCCGTGGCCTGTGCCTTGGCTCCGACCGTAACCTCGTTGAATGAAACATTGGCGAAGCCCTGTCGACTACCCGCCGGGATGGTGCCTCGGTTAGGCAGGAAGCCGACTCTGACTGCGGATGTCGGCCTCGGCAGCGAGGTCGTTGCCACCGTAGTCGTGTTGGTGTGAACCCCCGAGATACGACCGGAATCAAGCAGCCAGCCGTCAGCGGTGTTGATCGGCTTGTTGGAATTGGGGTACAGGTAGTTACCACCGGAGAGCGAGTTGCCAACAATCGTACCCGCCGGAATGGTCGGCCCCGTGTAGGGCGTGTTCAGCGTGATCTCGTTGCCAGTGATCGAGGCGTACGGGTAGACTCGTCGGGAGTAGACTCCAGGGCCCCATGTGTAGCCCTTGCCATCAGTCCAGTTCCAGATTGCCAGGAAGCGGTTGGAGGCTTGGATAGCCGCAGCATCTGCCATCCAGCTGTTGCTCGAGGTGAGGTTGACGACCGTATCGCCGCTCTTCAGCTCAGTGGCCAGAGTGGTTCGAGTGCCTGCTCGCTCGGTGTAGTGGTAAGGCAGGATGGCCAGGCCATCCGCATCGTACGGTGCCACCATCGAGTAGTATCGGGGATCAGCCCCGCCGGCAACCAACTGCTTGACCGCGTAGCTGAGCTCGTAGATGAGGGTGGGATCGACGGGAATAAGCTCATCAAGCAGCGCCAGAGTCAGGTTCGTGCTGAACATGCCCAGGGCGCCAGTGGGGTGGTCGCTCGGATCGAAGGTGAACGGCGAGAAGTTCGTGTTGTTGCCGAGCAGTCCCGTGCCGTTGGTGATGAGGTTGAAGCTTCGGGACTGGATGTATGCCTGAGTTGCGAGCGGCACGACGAGCCAGCCCAACGAGCTGAACCTCATCAGCGCACCGTCGGTGGATCGGATGAACAGGTCATCGACCGCCATGCCACTCGTCGGCGGAGTGGGGCCAGTCGGCCAAACCTTGGACTTCGACGCAGCGGCCAGTCGAGCTGCTTCCGCTACCGTCTGAGCATTGTTGGCAGTCGACTGAGCCTGAGTAACATCGATGTCGATCTCGTCGAGGTCGAGGCCCAGCTGATCAATCGCATCCTCGGCAGCCTCGATAGCAGCCTTGTTGCCTGCAAGGTCCGCTTCAAGTGACCCGAGGTCGATGCCCGTCAAGGTGATGTTGGCGATCCCTGACGGCTCTGAGGCGATCCCTGCGACATCCATTGCGATCAGGCGCACCCGATAGTTGGTGCCGACCGTCAGGCCCGCGATATTGGTGCTGCGCCCGTTGCGCTGCATCACCGAACCATTGGTCTGCCAGTTCACCCCGTCGGTGCTGACCTGAGCGTAGACGTATCGGAACTGGCGAGCAGGCTCGGCGTTGCCCAGCAACCCATCCCAGTTGACGGTCAGCAGGCCCATGCTCGAGCTCAGGGTCGGCGTGCTCGGCGCAGGCAGGGGTGTGGAGGGGCCGATCGCCTTGTGCGTAACCCAGGGGCTGAAGGCCGAGACGGGACCATCGACAGTCTGGACGGCTCGAACCCTGAACTGGTATTCCACACCAGGGGCGAGGGGCTGAACGTTAGCAGTCAGGGCCGTCGTGCTTGCGACCACCTGTTCGTCAGCCTCGCCGAGTGTCCTCATCTGGACTTCGTAGTACTCGACGGTGATCGCCGTGTTGGCCGTGTTCGTGAGCACCCTGTCCCAGGAGACATGAGCGATCGAGAGGGGGGCCGACCCCAGCTGGTTCCAGGTACCCTCTGACGTGATCGCCAGCCCAGTCGGCAGCTTCGGCGGCACGGGCATGGCCACCGGAGCAGGCGGCGTGATGGGAGTACCGATCGCCGGCGAGACCCCCGTGCCATTGGCTCGGTCGTTGCCGACTCCGCCCCCAGTCACGTTGGAGATGATCTTCGCCATCTTCTGTTCGTTGTCCTGGAAGATGGTGTCGAACTCGATGGTGTACAGCGGTCGACCATTGTCGCCCTGCTCGACCGAGATCGAAACCACCCGACGAGGGATCAGCAGGTCGTAGCGGTCAGGGGCGAGGACGTAGTCACCGACGAGGTAATCGATCCAAGGCACCATGTCCTCAGTCGTCACGACCTCGTAGGTGGCCCCCTCCTCGGCAGTCGCATACTGCTTGAACAGCGGCTTGAGCAGCGACTTGGCCGTCGATGCCGTGACCTTGGCTGAGAAGGTGCTCTCGAGTCGACCGTACTTCGCCACTGAGGTCGTGTCGGTAGTGGCGGGGTCGATGAGCCAACCCTCGTCAGTCTTGACGGCCAGGGCGTTCTTGATCTTGCCCACACCCTTCTGGCTGGCCTTGCGGAGGTTCTTGCCTCGCTCGAAGACCATGGCGCCAGGGTCGATGGCTCGATTCGATCCCTTCTGCTGACGGATCGTCAGGTCGAGGTTGGGGGTCAGCTCCATGTAGTAGCCGAGCTCCATGATCTTGCTGGCGACCGAGTAGAGCGACTCGCCGACCTCGAACTCCCAGGGCTGATCAGTGACCGGCCAGAGCACCCCATCAGAGTCGCGAGTCGAGGTGAACGTGGGCTTCATCCAGCTCATCGAACGAACGCCTCGAGCCTTGGCCTCATCGATCAGCTTGAGCATGATCGCGCCAGGTGTCCAGGTCGGCAGCATGCGGTTGCTACCAGGGGCGATGTAGTACGACCACCAGGTTCCGCCATCGGCAGGGCCTCGACCCGTCCAGCGGTAAAGCTGCTCGACGTCGTTCACCTTGTGGTAGATAGCAGCCATCAGACCACCAGGGTTGCCAGTCGCGTTCATGCCGTTGGTGATTCGGGCAGTCAGGACGTGATCGCCCTTGGGCAGCTGAAGTTCGACCTTGGTCGGTTCAGCGAAGGAGATCTTCAGGAAGTCAGTGTCGACGATCTTAACCCCGTCAACCCAGGCCTCCATGAAGTCATCACCACCCAGGTAGAAGACCCAAGTGCCACCATCATCGTTCGTCGTGAACTCGTGGCGGAAGATGCTGACCGACCCCGGAGCAGCCTGGAAGGGCGACTCATAGGCCGTAGCCCAGATCCACTTGGCGGCGTGATCGGACGGCCACTTGTCGGGGAGGTTGCCCCAGGGGTCGTAGCCCCAGTCACCCGCCCAGAGTGCAGGCAACCACTGACTCGGGTCGTACCAGTCACCTCGCTCAGTGGCGAAGTTGAAATACCGCTTGTCGGCCGAGTAGCGAGTGAAGCTGCCGTAGGGTCGGACAGTAGCATCATCCAGCCAGCCCTCGAGAGCCGAGGGGCCGTTGACGTTGTAGACCTCGCTGGTGAGCTCGCCCTCGGTGATGGTCTCCGAGTCGTTGCCTCGGATCAGCCAGATGCCGATCTCCTTGTTGTCCACTGCGACTTTGACCACCTGGCGGTAGTCGATGAGCCGAGGGTTCTCAGCGACCTGAGCGTCACTGGTCGAGACCGTGAACGAGCCGCCCTGACTACCGCCAAGCTCTTCGAGGAACTTGGGGCTCTGGCGGTTGTAGATCGTGTCGAGGTACTTGGTGGGATCGTTGTAATCAAAGATCCGCAGCTCGATGCCTTCATTGCTCATAGCCAAGCCGCCTTATACTGAAGGTTGACAGCGCCAAGACCAGCGCCCGTCGAGGTGAGTCGGAGAGTGTTGGGCCCGGGCTTCAGAACCATCCAGGAAGGGTCACCCGTGTGCAGTGCCTTGCTGTTCATCGTGGTCTGAGTGCCCCCAGGCGGAGTGTAGAGGGCTTTGTACTTCTCGACGTCGATCTGAAGCGACGCACCAGCGGGGATGTCCTGGTTGAACTGAGTGACAACGCCGAGCGTGCGGTTGTTGACGATCGGGCTGTTGCGAGAACCAATGGCGTTGATCAGGATCTTGTTGGTTCGACCATCACCAGGGACCACCGTCGTAACATCCGCCGCGCCGAGGGCAATGGTTGTGTATGCCTCATCGTAGAAGTAGGGGTCAGCGAGTCGCAGGTCGACCGTGAACTTCCCCAGCCCATGGCCGATCTTCGAGGGGTCCATACCTCCATCGAACTCGGCAGTCGCAACCGCAGTTCGAAGCACGCCGTCGACGTAGAATCGCTTGCGCAGCTGGATCGGCTCCCCGCTTCGCCAGAGGAGTTGACGCAATGCGCGCATGTTGGACTCGTAGAGGGCTCTCTGAGCCTTCCTGCCGGCAGGATATGCGCCGTCATCATCGGTCGCGCGCACCCACATCTTGAGGTTCAGCACTCGCTCGTCAACGGTCTTGCTCACCCGCTGAGTGCCCACCCGGTGTGGAATGACCACATTGGAACCGCGAAGAGGCGGGGGAGCCATGAGCCCCTCATCCGTCTCGATGTTCCTGGCCAGGGTATTCAACGACACCCCATCGACATCCCAGTAGGTGTCAATCGTGTTAGCCATGCGGTTATCCTACCATATAGGTCGTCTGCCGAATCGCCCTGGGGAGCGAAGTCGAAGCAGGTTCCGGAGCAGGGTTATCGATCTTGACGTCGATGTTCGTTTCCTGCTTGAGGTCCTTGAGCTGGTCTGCCATAGCCTTCATGGTCAGCGTCTGGGTAGCGTCCACACCGAGGGCGGTCTGAGACGAGAGCTCGTCCTGCAGGCTCTTGGTCGCGGCGACCATCTCGTACATCTTGCTGAGGTCGTCGTCAAGGCCCGACTTGAACCCGAGGTTGTCGCCAATCTCGCTGATGCCATTACCAAGGCCCTGAATGGTGCGGACCTGCTTACGCATGAGGCGAGTCTCCTCATCGATCACTCCAGTGATGGCCCACATGGCGTGCTCGATGTAGGACGGCGAGTGGATACCCAGACCATCCTTGAAGCCGTTCCAGAGGCCAGCAGCGAAGTCCCTGACCGCGTTGAATGCCCTAGTAGCCAGCTCCTTGATCGCCGAGACCACTCGACCAAAGATGCCCGAGACTGCACCAGGCAGTCGGTTCAGGGTTTCGGTAATGGTCGAAACGATGCCACTGGCAATGCTGACCGCGGTTGCCTTTGCCTCGTTGAACTTCGAGAGAACGAAGGCCGCCATCTGGGCCAGGGCCGAGAGGACTCGACCAGGCAGCTGCTGGAAGAAGTTGATCACGTTAGTCACCAGGTTGCTTGCGGTGTTGACCGCATTGGCCTTGGTGATCTGGAAGCCAGTCATGACGTTGCTTGCCAGCTGCATCACGAATGCAAGGACCCTACCGGGCAGCTGCTGGAAGAAGCTAATGGCGTCAGTCACGAGTCCAGCGATGTAAACCATCGCCGTGATCTGCATGTTGAGGATCCATGAAGTGACATCGTTGTACAGCTGCATGATGAAGATGATGATCTTACCAGGCAGCTCGGAGAAGAATGTGACAACGTTGTTGATCATAATGGGGACGTTGGTGATAAGCCAGACCCCGATCTCAGTCATGATCCTGACGATCGTACCAAGCAGGAAGCCGATCGCGTAGCCCACCATGCCAGGCAGTGCCTGGAAGAATGCCGCGATGTTCTGAGGAAGCTGCTGGAAAAATGTGATGGCGTTAGTCACGAAGAGGACAATGCCAGTCGTGATGTTAGTCCACAACGTCGTGAAGAACGAAACGATATCACTCCAGTGACTGATGATCAGACCCAGTGGAGTGAAGTTGAGGAAGGCGTTGATGGCCCAGTTGACGAAGGTCAGGATGCCATTCTTGATGTTGTTCCAGGTATCGGTGAAGAAGCTACCGAGGGCCGACCAGATCGTCGTGGCTACGCTTACGATGTTCGCCCATGCTTCACTGAGGAAGCGCATGAACGAGGACCAAGCTTGCTTACCCACCTCAGTCTGGGTGAAGAACCAGATGAGCCCTGCGATCAGAAGCACGATCAGTGTGATGATCAGGATGATGGGGTTGGCCATGAGGATGGCGTTGAACGCTGCGAACGCAGCACCAATGGTCTTGATCACATTGAGCGCCATGATCACAACCCGTAGCCCGCTGAGGACCGGAGCGAGCTGCATTGCCAGGGCAACGATGTTGAGGATGAACCCGGCGAAGATACCGAGCGTACCGATGACCACCAGGAAGGCACCACCGATGGCGATGACACTGAGGATGACGGTCTGTGTGCCAGAGCTCAGGTTGAGGAAGCCCTGGAGCAGGCTAGTGAGCCCCTGCACGATGCTTCGAGCAAAGCCCTGGAAGCCTGAACCGCTCGAGATGAGCAGCGTATCGATGTTGCCTCGAAGAATCTCGATGTCACCCGAGAGGTTGTCGAGTCGCTTGCCGGCAACTTCCGCAGCAGTCGTCTTGCCGATCTCATCGGCCATCTTGCTGAAGCCTTCAGCACCCTCGTTGGTCAGGGCGATCAGAGTAGGCAGCGCACGAGTGGCGAAGATCTGCTGCATGGTTGCCGTGCGCTGCTGGTCGCTCATGCCTTCAGTGGAATCCTGAAGAATCTGGAAGACCTCGCTGAGCGACTTGGCTGAGCCGTCTGCGTTGTAGAACTTGTTGGCGCCATCGTCAGTGATGATGCCCAGTTCCTTGAGCGCCGTTCGAGCCTTCTTGGTGCTACCATTCAGACCCAGCAGCACCTGACGAAGCGAGGTACCAGCAGTCGAACCCTTGATGCCATACTTACCCAGAAGGGCAAGGGCTGTGTTGGTCTCACTGAAACTAACGCCCAGTGAGGAAGCCACACCACCCGCGTACTTCAGCGAGACCCCAAGGTCCTCGACGTCGAGAGTCGATGCATTCGCTGCGCCCGCGAGCTGGTCGGCGACGCTTACCGCCTGGCCCGCACCCAACTGGAACGTAGCCACAGCACCCGTGATAATGTTGGCCGCGGTGTCGAGCGGGATGTCAGCGGCTGCACCCAGGGCAGCAACACCCTCACCGATACCATTGATGATATCTTTGGCACTAACGCCCGACTTACCCAGTTCGACGAAGCTGTCGGCGATCTGGTTTGCCGAGTAGATCGTGTCAGCACCCAGCTGCAGGGCCTTCTCGCGGATGGCATCGTACTCATCCTGAGTCGACGCCGAGACAGCCCCGAAGTAGTCAAGCTTTCGCTCGAACTCCGAGGCTGCCTGGACTGCAACGAGGAAGCCGCCCACCATAAGGGCTCCCACACCCGCGATGGCGGCACCCGACTGGCGCATGGCCGAGGCACCGGAGTGCAGGGCCGTAACCGTGTTCAGGTGAGCAAGTCGGGTCTCAGTGTAGGCCGCCAGCGCCTGCTTGACATCCAGGATAACCTGACCCCGGATGGTACCAAGCGATTCGGCCATTCACCTACTCCTGATCTTACGAGAAAAATGCGCCCGGATCGGCGAACTTTTGAGTCTGTTCCTTACCGAGGTACTTACCAAGCACTCGGGCCCGAGCGGATTCGACCTTGGCTTCACCCTTTGCACGGGTTCGGCCAGCCTTCTCAAGTTCGGATTGGAGCGTACTGCCATAATACCAAACGGCTTGGTTTAGACAGTACGCCTCGTAGCTACCCTCGGTCAGTCCTAGGACATCAGCGGGTGTCTGCCGCATTGCTTGAGACTGCAACCACAGACTCCATACCTGACTGCTGTCGCTGACGAAAGATCTCGAGGTCGCGGGTACCCCCGGAGACCCACTGGAACAGGAACTGCTTGTCGTCGTCGGGAAGCTCGTCCGCGTAGAGGCGGTCGTCCTGGCGGATGTCGTCGATCTCGTTGGCGTACAGCGGGTGCTCAGGCGACTTGTCCGCGTTCCAGGCGTCGACGTCGGCCTGGGTGAGGGTCGGGAAAATCTGGGGTTCGACGATCGTCATGACCGCGACGCTGTCCATCATGCGCGTCATCGCGATGAGAGTATCGTCGTCGATCTTCCCATCCTTCATGATGTCGCTGGCCTTCGGGGTCTTGCCCTTCGAGAGAGCCTTCTGCACCGTGCCCATGAGCTCGTTGGGGATCATGCCACCCTTGAGAAAGGCCTTCAGACCTCCAGGGTTCTTGACTTTGACCACCAGACCCGAAGGGAGCTCCTGCACTCCGCCGAGACGATGCTTGAAGTCACCGACCTGAGAGATCTTGAGCTCTTCGGCCTGCTTGGCGGGGTTTCCGGACTTGCCCATTTGGTCCTCCAGGGGATCGGGTAATGGTTTGTGTTTGTTGTTTCTTTCGTGATGCAAGATATAGCGGGTCTTGCCCGTTTCGTTATGTCGTGCATATGGTGGCTACCATATTGCACGATAACAAATCACGCAACAACCCACGATACCCTGCCATATTCTTGCGGGGGGGCAGCTCTTTCTTTTGTCTACCCCCCCGACTTCATGTTGCAGGTCAGGCCGCGGGCTTGATGGCCTTAGCGGTCTCGTTGTGGATCCAGTCGTACAGGTCCTCGGTCACCTGGTTGCCGTAACCCTTGCCCGAGGCACTGGTCAGGGCGAAGGAGCCGTTGGCCAGCTCGAGCTCGAGGTCGCCGTCGGCCTTGCAGCGGTAGACGACACCATGCACGTCGCCACCGTTGTCGGAGATAGCGCGACCCTCGACCTGGAAGTACGGGCGCTGCTGACTCGTCTTCTTGGTGTACTTGCGGACCATGGCCGGCGAGACACCCGACTCGGTGATGGTACCGCCCGACATGATCTTCCAGATCTTCATCGAGATACCACCACCCTCGAGCTCCCAGTCGACGGTGGGGCCGGCGCCGTGCGAGGCCTCGGTGCGGTCGTTGCCCTGGAGCTCCTCGAAGTCCTCAGCCTCGGTGAAGCTGAAGGTACGCGAGGCGGGCAGAGCGCACGCATCGGCGGTGACGAGAACGCCAGCATCGGTGATCGGCGTGAGAACGACCTCACGCAGACCAAACGGGAGTGCGTAATCCGGGAGTGCCATGTTATTGCCTTCCTGAGAGTGGTTCGGAGAACCTTTGAGTGTTGATTTCTTCCCCAGTCTCGAGTGACAGGGTGTGGATGATTACCATGCCGGGAGCGTAGCCGCACTTACGTCGTTTGCACTTGACCTCAATCGTCTTGAGGTCATCGGAGACTACCCCGAAGAGTGTCCCCTTGCACCTGAGCTCAGTCGCCATTTGCGGGCTCGTTTCCTGTCATCGGGTAATTTATCATGCGGCGCATGCAAGTCGCTTAGAAGTGCATCCCAGCGACGCTCAAGGCAAACCCCTCATGATTCGTGATCAGCTGGTCGACGAACCGTTGCCGCCCGTGGTCGTCGAGCCCGTGCCGGTCGAGGTCGAAGCGGAACCCGTGCCAGCCCCAGCCTTCTTCTTGCTGGCGGGGACGACGGCCTCGGCAGCCACCTCCTCCTCCTCGGGCTTGAAGTACTCGAAGTCGCCGTAGATCGGGGCGTCGACCAGGGCCGCGGCCACGTTCTCATCGACCTCGGTCGGGACGTTGCGGTAGAAGGCCCGCTTGCTGAAGCCCTCCACACCCGAGACCTGCAGGTCGGCGCTCGAGAGCTCGCGGATGTCGGCGTCGCCCTTGAAGACCACTCGAACCTTGTTGCTGCTCGTGTCGCTCATGTCATTCTCCTTCTTTGATCATTTGGAACCGCAGGTAGCGGAACACGGTATTGAGTGTTTCGTCATTGAGGTCTTGGGAGGTCTCGAGGAACGTAACGGTCCAGATGCCCTGGCCGTTGATCTTCTCGAGGATTCGCTTCACGTGGGTGATGACCCGGTCGATGCGCATGTAGTCCGCATTCTTGCCATCGTGGAAGTCGTGCACCCAGACCTGGAAGAACTGGCGCTCAGGGTCTCGATCCTCGGACAGGCCCTCAGCACTCGAGTTGCCCATCTTGTAGACGATGTAGGGAGTCGACTCGATGGAAGAGGTCATCGACTTCTTGGCGAAGACGCGAGGGTTGCTCCGGCCGATCAGGTCGAGGTACTCGGGGTCTTGATCGTTGGCAAGCGCCCCGTAAACTGCAGTGCGAGCAGTCATCAGTTGTTCCCCTTTCGTGCGCTAGCGAGTCGTCGTGCAACCTCATCCATGATGCCCGGGCCCTCTTGCTCGAGGGTCGGCATGATGATGGCGTAGGAACCCGATTGGATGACCTCAAGCCAGAGGCCATATTCCACACCATGCTCGAGGGTCAGGATCACGTCCGTACCTTCGACCGTAGCTTGAGCCCTCAGGTTTGCTCGAGCATCACCTGTCTGATCTTCCCAGGGCGCGTTCTGCTTGGCCGAGCTTTCGACTCGAACTGCAGCGTCGGCGAAGGCTTCGCGGGCAACATCGTCCCACTCAGGGCCATTGAACCAGGCGATAAT